GGGCCGCGTCCCCCGGTCGCCCCCCCCAGGGCCTTCCCCGGCCTCTACCCACCCCTACCTATACCCTGCGTGGGGATAGGGGCCTGTAGGGGGTGTGAGGGGGCTTGTAGGGGGGGGATATTGCCTAGTGACGGGTGGCGCGGCCTCCAGTGCCCCCACGCGGGCCTCAAGGGCCTCGATCCTGCCCTCCACCTTGCCGCTGTAGAAGAACCGCCAGTGCGCCCACCGCTGGAACTTCCACATCCCGAAGCCGAGAACCAGTACCACCAGCCAGATGGCCGCCCATGAGAGTGCGTTTCTCATCGCCCGCTTCCCTCCCTGTAGACGGACACGAACCAACACAGCCAGAACACCGTCACGTCGAACCCGTCCCCGCCCATACGGGCTGCCTTGATATACGGTATCCAGAACCACCAGCAGAAGCCGAAACGCGGGATCTGACCGCACGTCAGGTAGTGCTCAATGTCCTCGTCCGTATCGTCCACTCGCGCTGCCCTATGTACACATATCCTCGTCCTCATGCCTTGCCTCCTTGTCCTCATGTCGCGTTGCTCGAAAAGGGGCGGGAAGGGCCAGGTCGCTCACCTTATGCCATGCTCTTGCCTTCTACTCAGCCGGGTATTCCCAGCCTCGGATGCTCCACGGGGCTACCCCCGCGCCGACTCGCACGGACGGGAGCATGAGCCCCGCTACGCCGCGCTAAATACGCCGGACCCGGCACGTACGCCTTAGTGACGTGGTGCCCTCGCTGCCTTCCCGCCGAAATCATTCTGCCCCCTTCTTCTTTGACGCAAACTCCACCACAGCCTCCGCGATCCGTACACACATCCGTTCACAGGCCGCACGGTCTATGTGTCGGTCTATCTGTAGCCCCATCCCCGCACGGCCTCCGGTGTACATGCCGGGGATGTAGCCGAAGGAGATGTCGTCGCTGCCGATGTTCACCATGCCGGAGGCGTATGTCACGCGCAGTGGTTTCATTCCGCCCCCCTCTCCAGCAGGGCCTCGTCCTCCCCGTTCTCGGGCACGTGACAGACGGCCAGAGCCCAGATTATGCCGGGGGGGGAGACGAGGTGGGAGAGTTTGTCACTGGCCGTGTGTCGGGTGCGCGAGATCACCACTTCGGGGTGCAGGGTCCAGGTCTTGCTGCACATGGGACGCTTGGCCGCTATCCAGTAGGTTATCATTGTGCCTCCTGCGGCTTCCTGATTTCGTTCTCTCGAATCACGTGCGGGTTCACCAGCACAAACCCCTCGTCGAAGACGCACGACGACATCCTCTCCACCTCCCGCTTCCCCTTCGGCAGCCGCACCGCGCCATCCGTCTTGGGGTCGTGTTCCCCCCAAATGTCCCAGAACATCCCCGCGATCTTCGCAACGCAATGCCCACCGCCGTCGTAGCGGGTGAAGTATAGGCGCGCCGACGGGAAGCGGTCCTTCAGGATCAGCCAGAAACGATAGCACCCGCCGTGCGTACAGGCGTAGCGCAGGTACTGCGGGGAGATGCCCCGGATCAGACGAATGAAGTGGGCAACTTCTTCCTGTTTATCGGTCATACCCCCCCCATCCCCATAGCCCCCCTCAACCAGTCCACCGTGTCCCCCTGTCCTGCCGGGGGGCGTACCCCCTCCCTGCGCCCCTGCCGTAGCCCACGGTTATAGAACATCCTCCCGAAGGCACACAGCCGCTCGGGCCGGATGGCCACGGGGTCGCCGGTGAGGATCTTCGGGTTCTTCTCGCAGAAGCTCCGCCAGAGGTCGTTGAAGTCCGTTCCCATGTCTTCCCCCTTGCTGTGCCCCTCTAGGGCCTTGTAGGGCCTGTGAGGGGCGTCTAGAGTCCTCGTAGCGGGTGGCGCGATTACGACTTGAACCGCTCGACCATCGCCCCGGCGAGGGATTTTCCCTTCCAGATCGGGACATGGACTACGAGATAGTTACCGCCCTTGCTGATGAACTCAATCTGGTAGCCCTGCGACCAGTCGGTGACGTTGCTGTTCTGCCACACAGGCTGCATCACACACAGGCAGCCGGGGTTGCTGGCCTCGCACATCCCGACGCCGGGGAACACACGCACTGATGTGTCGCGGCGATGAGTATGGAAGTACGTCACATTCCCGGCCGCATCGGATACGGCGGCACGTGCAGCGTTCTTGCTGGTGCCAAGCTCATGCACAAAGTGCATGTTGTCCTTCTTGAACCATCCGCGCGGCAACCCTTCGCCATACACTTCCGTCCGGCGATAATACTTGATCCCGCGATCCTCCAGCCGCAACAGCGTTTGTAGCGAGCACAGGGACCGCAGGAACTCGGCGTCGCGGGCGTTGGCCGTGACCTGATCCACGATCCACCGTTCCACCCTATCTTCGTGCTGTCCCTCAGCATAGTCTATGGTTGCATTTGGCGCGGCCTTCTGGATAGCGTCCAAGGCCCAGTTTGTCGCCGCCACGTCTTCCTGATACGAGTAGTCCAACAGGGCGATGAAACCGATGGGCTGGTGCTTTGCCAGCCAGCCGCCGCATTCCGCCATGTCGCCGCCCAGCACAATCTCGTCTGGGTCCAGTACTTTCAGGTCGCGCACGAGCGCGTCCATAGCGGCACGGTCCATCCGCATGCCGTGCATATCGCCGAACGATACGCGCACCTTGTCTGCTGTGGCTTTGGTGCGGGCCGATTCCGGATTCTTCGGGACGGAACGCGCGTTCTGAATGTCCGTGTACTCAGCGAGCAACAGCTCCCGGTCCTTCCGTAGCGCCGACACCTCCCGCTTGAGCGCGTTCACCTTGGCCTGAGCCGCAATAACCTTCTCCATAGCCACGTCGTCTGTGACGTGCTGTCCGCTTAGGTCTACTGTCCCGTCTCCGTTTCTGTCCGTACTCATTTTCCACCTCTCGTTTTGGGATGGACAATCACCTCGATGTACTGCCCATCCTGTTCCGTGTATCTAACCGCCCCGGCATCCCGTGCCTTTTTTCTGACAGTCTCTAGGGATGCGCCCCACTGCTTCGCAAGAACATCAGGCGGGTATCCAGTTTCCGTCCGCAGTGCGTTAAATCGTGGCCCCCACACATCGGTTGGTTTTTTCGCCATCAGGGTCTTCCCCTTGAGATTGAAGCCACCCGTAGCCGCCGCCACCTTGATGTCTGGACCACTTGGCTCTTGTACAACGTGCGCCCTCCTTTCCGCTTTGGAATCCGGGTGTCGCCCCACGGCCTTCTGCACCGTACTCTTGGCGCACCCGAGTATTCGGGCTGCTGCCGACATGTTTCCCCCGGTCTCGGCTAGGGCCGCTCGTAGTTCGGACTCTGTGAACTTGCTGCTCATTATACCTCCTTTGTGGGGTTAAAGTCCATAGGAACTTGCTCGATCATTACCCGCCTTATCCTGTCCACCGCTTCCCCCTCATCCGGGTGCCTGTCCAGAAGCCCAATCAGCACCGACTCAATCTGGTGCTGGTGCTCACCGTATAGCGTGACGGGGGGGCGGGGGAGGGGGTAGCCCTCGTGTCGGGTGGCGGGGTTAGTCATTGTCTATCAACCTCCTTCCCGGCCTGTAGCCTGGGGGTAGTTCTGCCTCGAACATGCGCATTGCCATGCACTCGACGATGTACCCCATACTGCCCTCAAGCTTTTTGGCCTGCTTCTCAATCAGGGCGCGGACCAGCGGGTCCACGCGGACAGTCAGTAGTTCTCTTTGCGCCATGACTAATCACCGTACACAAGTGTATAACAAGTGTCAAACACTACGTTGATCCCCGAACGGCGGCATCCCGCACAGCTTGCGCTCCAGCAGTTCCAGTGCCCGCCAAGCGGCCTGCGCCAAATGATACGCGGACCCCTCCAGCACCCCTTGCATGGTATGCCTGACCACCTGGTCCCCTGTGCCGATGCTCTTTTCCTTGGCCCAGTGCATGGGCTCTCCCGGCTGATGCTGCTCATTTCCAATGAAACTCACGTTCGCCACCGCCGCGCAGGCCCTCGGGAAATAAGCCAGCAGGCCCGTGAACACAGGGTATTCATGCCGCTCGCTCGCCCCCTCGGGGAAAATTGGGGGCGGGGTCGTGGATTCCTGTATGATGGCACTCAGGATGTCGATGGTGTGATCAACATTGTCTTTTTGGACTGCATGTAACTTGTTCCATCTGGCCGGAAACAGGATGGCCTTGCCGCCCTCGGCAATGAACTTGTCCACGTTGGCGTGGTAGTCATCAATCAGGATGTGGCGCGGAGCGGCCATGAGATACTTCTGCGAGCCAAGCATCACCTTGGCGTCATCCCCGAAGTGCTTACGAATCCAGTCCATCTTAGCCTTGTGGCAGTCCGACGATACGGATGGCGTGGTGCAGAACGTCACGTCCGCAACCGTTTTCATGCAGGCCACAAGACTATCGGCCCACGGGTATTTTTGCAGCCCCACCCAGAAGTCGTAGTTGTCCAGCGGCTCCCAGAAGGCAGCTTCACTTATGCCCATACCGTGCCTCATCTCCCACTGGCCCACCGGGAGCGATTCCCTGGAAACCCCGTGCACCCTGCACGCCCCGCCGTAGAAGTCAGCCAGTACCCCGTCCACGTCCAGAAGGATGCGCCAGGGCCTCCCGCCGCCATTCGTCACGTGTGCCTTATCTCCCATGTTGCCCTCTCATTCTATGTAGCCTGTTGCCGTGTAGATGGTTGCGCATGTTCAGCAAGAAACCTAACTCGATATTGCAATGTTGTGCGTATCGTAGCCGTGATGTTGTCTCCACTGTTTCCGCGTGCCAGAAAACAAGAGCTTGCTGGCCGTGCATTTGGTGCAAGAGCGTAGATCGGAAAACTCGTGATCCCCAACTCCGAGAACGGTATGTTCGCGCCAGTCGTGGCGGCAAAGCAGACGCACAACCATGCGCTTCACGATACGCCTCCTTCGTCGGCGCTCGTGAGCGCTACGTTGGGCGTGAACCATCTAGCCTCTTTCCCGCACAGCCTTGTTACGCGGCACCAAAACCACCCCGTAAACGTTCCAGTGCGTTGCGCCTGGCACGTCATAATCCATCCAGACGCCTTGCCGCCGTCAACCGGGTCAACTCCGGAAGAGTTTTGCGGCGCAACGCACCTGTGTCCGTCACGCCATTTGCAGTCTTTGCACAGTTTCATCGTTGTTTCCCTTTCTGACCGGCCGCCCAACAAAGGCGTCCAGCCTATTCGCTATTCGCTCAAGGCTGACGCCCATCGTTCTCCACCTGTATCGGTGGCATGTGAATCCTGTAGTAATCGCCATCCCATCCGTCATACGGACACGATCCAATGTCGATGCGACGCACTGGACGCAAGATGGTTTCCTTCGTGTACCCGCGTGCAAAGCGGGCGTGTGTGATCCTGTCGCGGCGATTCCAAATCAACCGCGTCCAGTGCTCCGTGATTGCCCGATACTCAACGTCTTTGACACCGCCCATCATCATGTCAAACCACCTTCCCGTGAGGACAAGGTGGAGAACAAGACGGTGGACTGTACCGCTGTTCGCTGTCGCTCTCATCGTCCAGTCACCTCCGCGTTGTGTATACAAAAGGAGTCCGCGCCGGGAGTCACACCCGATGCATGGGCTACGGATATTCCCATGCCAACCAATGCGTCATCTGTTGTCCGTATCAGGCACATTGGCAAGCTCCATTCTTCGCATCGCGGACACACAACAAAATCCTCCACGTTATCCTTTGTTCGCTGTGCTCACGTCGGAAACGTGAGGATCAGCGTTGGGCTTACAGGATTCGCAGCAGCAACCGTCGTCCCCGACGTGCGCTGCGTAGCGGTTGTATTTGCGCCGCCCCCACAGGCTGACGCGGGAGTGATGCCACGGCGTAGCGTTACGCGACAGGTAGACGTGCAGGAATCGGTTGCAGGTGCTCAGTACAAGATACGTTCGTCTCAGTGGAATCGTAATCAGCATGGTCGTGTTCCTTTCATTGATTTGGATGCCCAACAAGAGAATGGAGGGTACGCAATGAAGGCTGGTCAACTGACCGACCGTCCTGCCTCAAGCCCATGGCTTGTTCATCAGCATTGGCGGAACATTTATCCTTCATTGCGCCCCTCATTCAAATCGTTGTGCCCATTCAAACACTCTGTCAGCTCGCGGCGGAATTGCAGTTCGCGCTGCCAGATCGCCGGAAGCGTGATCCAGTAGCGAAACATAAGACCTTTGCGAATCTCGTGCCGGCAGAAGCCCCAGAAGCAACGGGACGGCCACAGGGGCACAACCAAGTCTTGCACGGTACTCGTCATTCGCTATCGCTCTTTCCTCGACCGTGAAGACGGTCGTTCTCCACACGGACCTCCCCGAGGTCTATGCGGTAGTATTGCCCCGGCCACCCGTCGTAGGGGCACGGGCCTATCGTGATCTGCTCCACGCGGCGGATGATCCGCTGCGCCGTGTAGCCCCGGCTGAACCGGGCGTGCGTGATCTTGTCGCGGCGGTCCCATATCAGCCGCGTCCAGTGTGGCGTAACCTTGCGGTACTCGGTCCACTTGCGGCCGGCGATCATCTCGTCGAACCAATGGTGCGTCAGAACCAGGTGGAGAACAACGGCCTCGACGCGACCGGGTATAGCCGCCTTGGTCATGTCGCACCTTTCTCGCCCGGCGCGTCAGGCCGGACGTTGTGTATACAAAAGGAGTCCGCGCCGGGAGTCACACCCGATGCATGGGCTACGGATATTCCCATGCCAACCAATGCGTCATCTGTTGTCCGTATCAGGCACATTGGCAAGCTCCATTCTTCGCATCGCGGACACACAACAAAATCCTCCACGTTATCCTTTGTTCGCTGTGCTCACGTCGGAAACGTGAGGATCATCGTTGGGCATACAGATCCGTGCGTATGCCGCCATCATATCGAACAGCGCCTTGTCGCTGCCGTAGCGCAAGACTTCGCGGATCGTGTCGATTTCGTAGGCAAGGGCGAGGTTGTCAGTCTGCTCGTCGCCGGTCGTATCGCCGTGCGCGTCAGCCTCGTCTAACTCTTGTAACCAGTCGATCGTAAACTGGCTGAATTGGAGAATATCAACCGGGCTCATCATCCGTCTAATCTGTCGTCTCAGTCTCATCTTGTCCTTTCCGGCCTCGCTGGGATTGCCCAACAAGGCCAATGGAGCGTACAGCTAAAGCTGCCGCTCATTGCTGTCGTTCGATGTCCTCTCGATCCTGACCGGCGCGTCCTCGTTGTCGGTCATCTCGGCCCGAAGGTTCACGCCATGCACGGCGAAGTTGTCGTTGCACACGTCAGCCATGCAGCGGTCGGGGCATGTCTGCGCCGTGTTGACAATAGCCACCAGGACATCGAACAAGGAGTCCGACCGTACAGGAGGAAGCGCGCAACATCTCTCGCAACGCGGGACTCCTCTGTTGAACGTTCCACATCGTTTGCAAACCCATTCCCTCATCGCGCTTCCTCCTGCCGGTGACTCCCGGCGTTGGGCGTCTCGGACAAACGGTTGCGGCACTCAATCAGCTTGTCCGCGTAGCTGAGGCCCTTCTTGCTGCACGAGGTCCGCATGGAGCCGTCGCCGTGATTGACGACAAGCGTGATGCGCCCTGCTGCGTTCTTGTGAATGCCGACGTATGCCGCTCCGTCGAACAGGGAGCCCAACAAAGCATCCGAGCGTACCAATGAAGCCGCGCCATCGTTGTTGTCCACGTCAGTCCTCCTTCTGCGGCTTCATTGTCCGCTCAATGCCAGCGTTCTCACACATCCCCGCACTGCTTTCCCCTGTACGCGCCCTCTGGCGTGCTGCCGTCCGCGCACTCCCACTCGCCTGTTGGCAGGTTTGCGAGATACCATAGGCCCCTCGCCATCTCGAACCACTGTATTGCTTTTCGGATTAGCCGTCGCATGGTCGGTCCTCCTAGTGTTTGCCACACCAATCCTCCCTCGTCAGTTCCACGGCACGAACATACGCGCCGCCACTTCGCAAACCCACCAGACCGCGCCGACAAACGCAAGAACGAATATGGCGCGCTCCACCCACTCGGGAGGATGCTGTTGCTTGTTTTCTGCGGTCGTGCTCATGGTGCCTCCTCCTTGCTGCTTCTCCCAGTCGACACGCGAACAATAGCCCACGCCGCTGCATGTTGTCAACCCCCTTTCTGCATTTTTTTTCGTCGTGATTTTCGGCAAACTTTTCGCTTGCACGGGCGGCCAGTTGTGCTATGGTTTGCGCATGTTGACAGGAGGGACAACCAAATGACTGACGCAAACAAAATGGTCGAGGCTGGCAACAGGCTGCACCGAGGAAAGCCATTCGAGTTCAAGAGGTTTGACGGCAGCAAGGGCGTTGCGTGTTGCATACCGCTCGACGTTGGCGACGTAATGATTGACGTGCGTGCCATCGCCGCGCCATGCACCATCGACGAAACCGACCGCGTGGCCAAGCTGCGGTTCGACGTGCAGACCGTCGCGGCAAAGGTGCTGCACGGGTGGAACGGAAAGGATGACACTCCGAAATGAGCGCAGCGAATGAAGGTAGTTGTCCATCCGCTGGTTCGGCAACTGTCCGCTAAGAGGAAAGGAACACAATGGCAAACCTAGACCAGTGCATCGTTGACATTTACTCGCTCGCATGCGACCACGACACAGACGCAGACGACAGGTGCGAGCAGATTGCCGACATCGCGGAGTCGGCCATTGAGCACATGGGCGATCACGCGCCGCTGACGACAATACAGACATGGGGCGCGGAAGACCCAACCAAGAGCGGGAGGCGGTAGGGCTATGATAATGCGACACGTCACATGCCAGCACTGCGGACGGCGGTTTATCACGGAGACATTCGCGCGATACTGCAACCGCAAGGCGTGCAGAGTGACCGAGGCTCGCAACAACAAGCGTTGGGGAGCGCGTGTAGAAGCCACGCCGGAGTCTGGCTGGTCGTCAATCGGTACTGGTGCGCACAGGCGCACGAACTGGCGCGAGCTTGACAGCGAGGACGTAATGTGGGATAGGCACGAGAGCGGCGACGATAGGATTGAAAGCACGGAGTGAGGCGCGGAGGGAGGCGCGGAAGCATGATGCAGGCAGGAATACCGTTTGACGAGTACATACGCGCGCCAGGTATGAGCGCGACGGCAATCAAGGCTGGCGTCAAGTCAATGAAGCACATGCGCCACGCCATTGTTGGCCCACGCAAACCGCAGTCACCAGCAATGAAACTCGGAACGCTGATACACGCGGCGATACTTGAGCCGAAATTGCTGTCCGGTCAGTTGCTTGTGCTCGACGCGCCGCGCAACTCAAAGCAGTACAAGGACGCAGCGGTGTCGCACGATCCAGAGTGGATTGTCACAAGCGACACGCACGCCGCTCTGTTTGAGATTTCGGCTGCGGTACACGCAAACCACGACGCACACCACCTGATAGCCAACAGCGAGCACGAGGTAAGTTGCTATTGGGAGGGCAAGCGGTACGGCAAAGGCAAGGCGCGCTTTGACGGGTTCGACAAGCGCGTTGGCCTGTTCGACGTGAAGACCACCAAGCAGATTGCGCCTAGCGCGTTTGAGCGGACGTGCTACAACATGGGATACCATTTGCAGTTCGGATGGTACTGGACGGGCGCACGACTCGCAACGGGTGACGGATCGCTGCCGTTCCACGTCATTGCCATTGAGCAAGACCCACCGTATGACTGCTCTGTGTACCGCGTGCCGTTCCCAATACTTGAGCAGGGGCGTGACGAGGCAATAGAGATTGCGGCGCGTTACAGGGCTTGCGAGGCTGCCGGTTCGTTTCCCGGCGTGACCGAAATGATAGAGGACTACGCGCTGCCGTCGTGGGCTTGCGGCGGGGAGGATGCAACAGTGAACATGGAGGGGTTGACATGACCGAGAAAGCAATGAGCCTGAGAGACACGATTCGGCCCAAGTCGGATCAGTTGAACTTTGACGACGTGGCAAAAGCGCCGTTGACAGTGACGGTCAGCACGCTCAGACAAGGCGCGGCAGAGCAGCCCGTTGACGTGGTGCTGGCAGAAATGGACCGCGTATTCAGACCGTGCAAGTCTATGCGCCGCGTCCTGATTGCGGCATGGGGCGACAAGGGCAAGGATTGGGTAGGGCAACGCATGACGTTGTACGGCGATCCGACCGTGAAGTTCGGCGGCGTCGAGGTAGGCGGCATCCGCATATCGCACGTAAGCGGCATTGACGAACCGCTGAGCCTGAAACTGACAACGACACGAAGCAAGCGCGCAGACTACACCGTACAGCCGCTTGACGATGTGGAGGACGCCGCATGAAAACGCCGCTCAAGTGCCGCATAGGACTGCACGATTGGCACATGGCAGACCCGACCGGACGGCTGCGGTGCGCGAACTGCCCAGCCGATACGTGGTCAAACACGACCAAGGAGCGCGAAGACAACCGCATACGCCGCGTTGAGTTGGCGGCGCTACTTGCGGCAATCATGCTCGCGCTGGTGCTGGGAGGGGTGCTGTGAACGCAAGGAAGTACGGCAAACCAGACGCCAATCACAAGCAGATTGTGGACGTACTGCGCAAGGTTGGTGCGACGGTGTGCGACCTTAAGGCTGTCGGTGCTGGTGTGCCCGACTTGCTGGTCGGGCACAGCGGGCGCAACTACCTGGTTGAAGTAAAGGACGGCAGCAAGTGCCCGAGCAAGTCGAAACTGAACGAGTTGCAGGTTGAGTGGCACGAGGCGTGGCGCGGTCAGGCTGTGGTAATCAAGAGCGTAGACGAGCTTGTTGCGTGGCTGAACGACGTTACGGCGCGCAAGGGTTGGGACGCAAGTGCGGCAATCTGCATTGATGGCAAGTCCTCCACCTGCTGTCACGCGCCTGTTGTCGTGCGCGGCAACGTAACGCGCTGGCACGAGTGTACCGAGTGCGGGAAGCCGTGCGATGTTGCGAACGCCCAGATCAGCGGCGGTACTCCGTCCGCTGAATCTGATTGTTGTGCGAGGGATTGATCATGAAAGCGGTAAAACTATCTGACGATGTGACCATCATCCGTGGCGACTGCCTAGACGTGCTACCAGTGGAGTGCGACGCCGTTGTGACTGACCCGCCGTACAACATTGGCAAGGCGGCATGGGACAAGATACCCAACTACCTCGAATGGTGCGAGTCGTGGATTGCGGCGGCGTCAAGGGGGTGCAAGCGGCAAGGTGCGTTCTGGTGTTTCCACTCTGAGCCGCTGGTGCTGGCCGACATTGCGCGAATCATCGAGCGGCACGGGCGACCGATGCAAAACTGGGTGACGTGGGATAAATACGCACCAGAGCAAGCACATTCGCAGTTGTATGCCGCGCGAGATAGCCCACTACTGCGTTCATTCGCGAAGCTGGCCGAGTACATCGTCTACCACGCTGACGACGGGCAGTGGACAGATCAGAACGCCATTTGTCGCCCGTTGCGAGAGTATTTTCTTGCTGCCTTTGATTTGAGCGGAAGAACAAAAGAGGACGTGCATGCTGTGTTTAGGCGAGACGGGCGCTATACCACCGAAGAGAGCGTCCGTGTTCATGCGTCGTATAAAATCGGGTGGAATAAGGGGCGGCGGTGGGATTTATGCGACAAGCAACTCTATTCGGAATTGGGGAAAATCCTACCATTAAAGAGAACTTACGACGACCTGCGCCGCGAGTACGACGACCTGCGCCGCGAGTACGAACATCTCCGCCCGACGTTCAACAACCCCGGCAAAGTGTCGAGCGTATGGCAATACCCGCCCGCGAAAGCCAACGGGCACGCCACGCCGAAGCCATTGGAACTCATGCAAAGAATCGTCGAGACAACGACCAATCCGGGCGATACGGTGTTGGATTGCTTCATGGGGTCGGGCACGACCGGGCTGGCGTGCATCAAGACCGGGCGGCGGTTTGTCGGCGTGGAAAAGGACGAGCGCGAGTTTGAATCTGCGCGGGCGCGGCTGGAAAACGAACTGCGGCAGGGGCTGTTGCCTTTGACGCACAACGCTAACAATCACGATTCGGCGGAACGCCGATAGCGTGAATTGTCTTGTTGGGTTTCCCGGCAAGGCAGGAAAGGAACCAGATGGAAAACGAGATCATTGTTGATGTGGATGAACTGTCGACGGACAGCCTGAAGATCCTGCAACGGTTACTGAAGGCATACCGTGATATGTCGGTTGACCGCGAAGAATGGGAGAAGCGTGAGTCCGTGCGCTTCGACGTTGAGTTCGACATTGAAGCCAGAGAGTCTTGTAAACCCAACAAGCGGCACAACACCGAGTTGACGGGCGGCACGTCCCGTCAATGAATCGTTGGCGGAAGGAAAAGCGAACGGAGAAAGGGGCGCAAGTATGAAGAAACGAGGAATTGTAGTAAGCGACCTACACTGTGGACACGCCTGCGGGTTGACGCCTCCCGCATGGCAGACAAAAGAGGTCAATGGCACGACAACCAAACACAACAAGTGGGCGCGTCTTCAACGGCAGCTGTGGGACCATTACAAGCGCATGATTGACGAGCTTGGTCCGTTCCACTTCGGGCTGTACGTCGGCGACGGAATCGACGGCACCGGACGCAAGAGCGGTGGCACAGAGCTAATCACGACCGACCGCGAGGAACAGTCAGACATGGCGATTGAGTGCCTTAACGCCGTGCTTCTCAATGCACGTCGCGGCTTTGAGTGGGTCGGAGTATACGGCACCGGATACCATACCGGCAACGATGAGGATTGGGAGAACCGCATTGCCGAGCGTGCGGGATTCAAGAAGATTGGCGCTCACGAGTGGGTTGACGTAAACGGCTGCGTATTCGACCTCAAACACAAGATCGGAAGCAGCACGATCCCGCACGGACGCCACACAGCAACCGCCAAGGAGCGCATGTGGAACATCCTGTGGAACCACGAGGACGCGCTACAGCCTGACGCCAACGTGTTTTTGCGCGGACACGTCCACTATCACGCGTTCTGCGGTGGCCCTGGTTGGGTCGCAATGACGCTGCCAGCATTGCAGGGGATGGGCACGAAGTACGGTGCGCGGCAATGCACCGGCCTCGTGGATTGGGGCGTGACGGTGTTTGACGTTGCCGACGATGGCGCGTTCGACTGGCATGCCGAAACTGTCAAGATTGAGTCGCAGAAAGCAAAGGCGGTGGTGCTATGAAAAGCTGTCAATCCGGCGTTGTGAGCGTTCCAGAGCTTGACGAACTGATAAGGACCACGAAGCCTCGCAGCGTGCCGTGGACGGAGAATGACGAGTCCGTAATGCGGCAATACTACGGCAAGGTTTCCGCTAAAGAGCTTGCGAAGTACCTAGGCAGGAGGCTGTCAGCGGTGACAAACAAGGCGCGCTATATGGGGTTGCAACGCGGCTTGAATGTGAACGCCGAGGCTCAGCTTCGGCGCGATAGCGACGTAAGCTGAAGCCTTTTGTTGGCAACTGAATGGAGGATACGAAAATGGCTGATACAGGCGCAAGAGTGGGCGACAGAGTACGGGTGTGTTGGGCGGGTGGCGAAACGCTGGAAGGCACAGTCAAGCACGTCCCGTGTGCAACGGGTGACGCTTGGGTTGTATGGCATGACGATGGCGACATATACCACGTCCAGCAGTACGAGTGCATTGTGGTGCTCGACCGCAAGGCCGATGTTGCCAACGCGCAGATCAGCGGCGGTACTCCGTCCGCCGAATCTGATTGTTCGGCAGGTGGTGACGCATGACGCAGTTTGAAAAGGCAAAGCAATCGCCGGTGACGTGTGACATTTGCGGTGAGATTATGCATTCGATGTACGGCGGCGGTTGGGATAATGACCGTTTGGTGTGCGCTGATAGAGAGTGCGGGGCAGAAATCGTCTATCCGACATCGACGGAAGTGCCGAACGCTCGGCTTGACGGGCAGGAGAAACAGACATGACGATGATGTGTAAGATTCACAATAAACCTTTGCAAGACGGATTCTGTGAGGACTGCCTGAGCGCGGTTTCTCCTGTACCGTCCGAGCCGTTGTTGGCTGCTAGCAGTATCGACGAACTCAAAGCAGAGAATCGTCTCTTAGTGCGAATGCTGCTTTTCTACGGTGATCACTGTAAGCCGTGCAATGAGTGGTACGATGCAGAGGGGCCGTGTACCTGCAAGTGGGAATCACTTGAGAAACATTTGTATGCAGCTAACGGAAAGGATGAGACTCACGATGAAGTGTGACATCGACAACGATTGCACGGAGTGGACGGGTTCGGAATGTGGGAGACCGGGAGGATGCAGATTGCGTCCTTCATCGTGTAGTTCTCCATCCGCTTGCTCGGCAATCAACATCGTCTTCGATGGACCTCCGGGGCCGGAAGCGGGCCGATTCGTCGAGGTCGAGACCGACGGCGGACAGAGCATCAACATTGGCAGGTGGCACGAGCGAGACGATGGTATGTGGGCACTGCGTATTCACGAGTTGCCGAACGATGGAGGTCAGCCGTGAGCGATAGCGAATCGGCTGCACCTCTTGGTTGGCCTTCCGGTCGGTTCCGGACGATTGTGGCAGACCCGCCGTGGCAATACGGAAAGTGGGGCCGCGCAACTCCGGCAAGCAGACCGAACGGACACGAATACGACATGCCCTATCCGACCATGCCGGTTTCCGAGATTGCCGCGCTTCCGGTTGCCGGATGCGCCGCTGATGACTGCGACCTGTACCTGTGGACAACGCAGAAGTACCTGCCGGAAGCCTTCAGCGTCATGCAGGCGTGGGGCTTCCGGTATTGCCAGGCGTTGACCTGGTGCAAGCGACCGCGAGGGCTGGGGCAAGGCGGGCTGTTCTGCCCGACGAGCGAGTTCCTGTTGTTGGGGCGCAAGGGCCGGATGCCGCAAGGCAAGCGGCGCGTGGACTCGACGTGGTGGCAGGTGAAACGCCCGCACAACTCGCACAGCACGAAACCGGAGTTCTTTCAGGACATGATCGAGACGGTGAGCGACGGGCCACGGCTTGAACTGTTCGCCCGCCGCGCCCGCCCCGGCTGGACGGTGTGGGGCAACGAGGTAGAGGCCAACACCGAACTGACCAGCGGCACGTCTGGTCGGTGAGTCGTTGTTTCACCACCTAGGCCCGCACGACCTAACAGCAGCATAGATGGCGGCAGCGTTCACCGCGTTGCCGCCTTCTGCGCGGACTGACGACCGCAGCAACTTGTGGACAGACTCACTCGGCATTTCACAGAACACGAACGGACCGGTAAGCGTTGACGAGAAGTACAGGCCGTGATTGTCGCACGCCGAATCGTGCAGGAGGTAGGACTTCGGGAATCGGTCGCGCTCAAGTCCAGGTATTGCGGTTAGCGGCGGCGGTATGCTGCCAAGGTCTGACGTGAAATGGCGGTCCGGCTGCACGTAGCAACCGTCATTCACCCTTAGCGTGAGAGGCGCGTCTTTGTCAAGCGTGACCTCGCGCACGGCAATCGACCAGAACAGGCCCCACCGTCTGCGCTCGTCGGGGTCGATTATGGACGTAAAGCCCTTGGGGTTGACCCACTCCATCTGACGCCAATCGTGGTACATGCTACTTGATCCGGTCGGATAGCGCGTCAAGTTTCGTCTCAATCCGCAATGACCTCTCTGCCTGCCTGCCCTGCTCCTGCTTGATGTCAAGAGACACCTGACGCGCCTCGGCAATATGCGTCTGCATGGTGACTTCCATCTGTTGCACCTTGGGCTTAATCACTCCAAGGTCTGCACAGTTGTTGTCGACCTTTGCCTTGTATGATCCAATCAGCAGCAGCGCCGCAGCGGGAATACCTAAACCAGCGCCAACAACCATCTTTTGTGCCTTATTCATTCCTTCACCATTCGCCATTTGTCCTGCCCTACTTCCCTAAAAGCCGCTTCAATAACACAATCAGAGGGAACGTCGGCAAGCCGTCCCGCCTGATGCCGTCAAATGCGTGCCGCAAACGCTTGCGAAACCAGAACCGCAGCAACGGAATTGACACACGCTCGCCCATGCCGTCATCCGCCCCGCCCACAGCCGTAGCCGCTTGCGCCTAGTTTCGAGCCGTCGAGCGTAACATCGTATTCAAACGCGATAACCCTGGCAGACACCGCGCCCTGTACCTCGTCAACAATCGCCTTGGCTTCCTCGATGTCCATACGCGCAAACGGGTAGCCAAGCTGCAACATCGCGTAGTCGCACCACGACGCGCTACAAGCCGCATAGGAGCCACCGGCGTTGAGCGGTAGGGTATGGTGGCCCACTCGGAAGCCTCGCGCCTTTAAGCCGCTTCCTAGCGCGTTTACGTCGATGTTGCTTTCCTCTGGCTCGATGCCATCAATGACGCCAGAGAAGTACCCATGAAGCGGCTCACATGCGTCGAATAGCGCCAGAATCCCCGCAGCACCGCGCCCCGTGATACCTGGCGAGTCGTCTGCCACGACAATCGGCCACACTTTCAGCCCCTTGTCAATCATGCGCCCGATACGAGCGCGGCAAAGGTCGAGGTTCTCGTGTGCTGCAACCTTGTAACCGCCTGCATCGCCGTCATTGTAGAGGTACGGGGTGATGACGCCATAGCCAGACATTGCCGACAGACACGCATCAAACTGGTCGTCTGTTATCTCGTGTGATAATGCCACCAGGGGGCAAGTCTGGCCACCCCATCCGGCGAGGAAGTGCGTTGACCAGCCCCCGCCACCACCGTCGTCGTCAAAGTCCTCACACCCACACAGGAACATGGCGAACGCTGCGAGAATCATTGCGACGGCGATTACTGCTGGTCTGTCCTTCATTGCGTGGCCTCCATCACTGTCTCGTCTCGTTGTAGATAGTGGTCGCCAAGTTGGTTGATATCCCCTCTGGATCGTCCGATAGATAGAAGCGAAAATCATCCAGCAGGCCAGTCATACGATAGCCGCCGTAGCCGCCCACCTGACAAGAACTATACGAGAAATCAAACGCGCCAACAGTGGTGTCTGTCACCGTGCCGACTAGCACCCCGTCCTTGTACCCGTACACCTTGTCGTCTCCCGCATGGCGCAACCAAGCGCAATGTGTCCATGTATCGTATGCTGGCCACATTGTAGTACCGTTGACCCCCGGTCCGTGTGGTGTGTCTGCGTACAAGTAGACACCGCCTGCCGCCCACCAAGCACGGATGATGCTTGCGTCCGATCCGACGAAACCGAAGCTCGTCTTTGATGTTAGATATCCCGGCACGTTCACCCAAAACGCAAAGAGGTAAGACTGATTTGTTTCGATCGTGCCGCACCATTGCGAGCAGAAAAGTTGGTTCGTAACAGCAGCCGCTTCCTCGCTGACATGGTACGACGGGAGGTCTGTCGCATAGTCCTTGACCCCGTGTACTTGGTGCGATCCAGAATTCACAATCCTGTCATACTCGTCCAGCAACGAGGTCGCGAATTTGTATTGCAAGACCGGGTTCTCGTCTGCCACGCTTGCCCCGGACCACGTTGGGTCGAGGTGATCTGTGGCGGCGACGTACTCCTGCAACTCTGCCGCTGTCCATGCCCGTTCGTAGGCCGCGACCTCGTCAAGAAAACCATGCCATGTAGTTTCTGACGACGGACTCTTTGCCCCCCATACCCCATGCGAATCCCATAAGCCAGCGACTGCGGTTATATTTGTAGCAAGCTCGCCGTCAATGTAGAGCGATCCGACAGTGTTGGATTTTGTTATAGCAACGTGGTGCCACTGTTCAAGCGCCAATCCGAAAACGTCATGGTCATGGTATGCAATCGGAATAGAGCCACCGTTGATCGTAACATTAAGAGGCACGGGGTAAGTCGGTGGCTTTGCGCTGTACCCGTCAACAATCCACAACCGCGAATCGCCCTGGAAGCCGTCAGACATAACGGACCGAATGTGTACACGGTTCATCGGGTAGGCCCACGCCATAAGCGTCCCATTTGTGGCGTCGAAGTTCACCCCGCTGGGAGCGTCTGTCTTCAGCTCGTCGGGATTTACGCCGTCGAAGAATACTCCGTTGTCCGCGTCAACCCACCGCGCATCCCCGCTTGGGACAAGTGAATCTCCCCCAGTAATTGACGCAAACTTACCGCTGGCATTGGTGTCCGTGGCAAAGTCGCAATAGTAGGCGGCGTCATTGGTCGGTATGACGTAGGACGGCGCGCCCCCTCCACTAGCAATCTCCGTGCCCTGAATCGGGATACAATGGTAACGGATCGCCGCTGGCGCGGCCGCACCCCACAGCAAAAGCAAAGCCATGATAATGGAGCACTTCATTGCGCCACCCCCGTCACCGCCACCATGACGCCGGTAGCCGCCGTGCTCTCCCATCGGATGCCGAGCCAGTCACCTGCGTCCACGAAACCACTCACGGCGCTTGTGGCATACGTCGAACTACACGTCACGGAGTTGGCCAGGACCGTGGCCGTACCCCAGGAGCTTGTTGACACCTGCTTAACCAGATCGAACGATGCCGCTCCATTACGACATTGCACCGTGATCCCCGAAAGCGCGTTGCTGTTATTGATTGCGAATAGCCACATGGCGTTCGTGGTCGGGATCGAGTAAAACGGCATTGTGAAGACATTTGTGGTTGTGGTTGCGGTCAGATACCCGTTCGTCGCGTGATCCCCCCAGCCGTAGGCCGTCTGCCCGTTGGCCGCGTTTGCCACCACAGTAGACCCCGCCGCGCCAGCAAGGTGCGTAGCGTAGACCGTCGTGCCAGTGATGACTCCTGCGCTCAGCGTGTCCGTGGCGTAGGTGTAGACCATACTGTTCGTTCCGAAGTCTATGCCCGTACTGGTGATAGATGCTACCGTCGTCGTTGACCCGCCACCGGAGACGTTGCGCACATAGATACTCCCGAAGCAATCTATGTCCTCGTCTACGCGAAGGTAGCCGTCCTCTGTGTCCTGAGAACTTCCGACAGTAAGCCCCCCGCCAATACGAACGCTTCCACCAGTCCACGGCGCTATCTCTATGCCGCTGTCCTCCGTATAGGTCAGGAGTCGCATAGACCCACCCACAAAGGCCAGCCCGCCGGAATCATTATCTTCATCAATGAAGAATACAGAAGGACTCGCTGCGTTGCCGTCATCCAGATACAAATCGCCAGTGATCACGTTTGACGGTCCAGCGGTCAATGGCAGGTACAGATTACTGACCGCCCCCCATACCGGGTCGGTTTCGCCGCCGTGTGCGCCGCTTGCAAGCGTCAGGTTTGTGTGCCCGTTCAACTCAGCGTCGGTTGTGTAGCCGGATGCAGCCACGCCGCCTAGTGACTGTGCATTCGTTGTCGTCCCGAGTATAGTCTTCGTGAACGTGTTTATGCCCGTGAACGTCTGGTCGTTCGACAGGATTGCGTCACCCGCAGATGACGGCGACATATTCGTGCCGTCCCACGCGAAGACCTCGCCAATCGCGGGGTCCGTCGTGCTGTACGGTATTCCCTGCACCGAACCAACGACATTCGTAAGGTAGTGACCCGTGACGTCGCCAGCCAGCGCCGTCACAAGCTGCCTGTACGTAGCTGCCGCCTCAACCTTGGTCAAGTAGTCCAGCAGACTCACGCTCGGGTAGACGTACGTACTGTCATCGTCGTCAAACAGGCTGTTCTTCACGTTGACCTTGCCCGTCCACGACCGGATGGTGTTCGTCGTCAACGTGTCAAGAAGTGCAATCTCTGCGTCATACTGGCCGTTCGGAGGGATGTTCGTATGCACGAGCGACGTCGATATGGAATTGCTGGTTGTGGTGCATTCAGACGTGGTTTTCAGCACGTAGTTCGATACGCCGCCACCCTGGTCCTTCGACATCTTGAACGTCGCGTAGAACCCCGCAAGGCTGTCGGTGTTGTCAAACGTCCACGTGAAGTCGTAGTCGTTGAACCCGTTGATGTCCCAGTTGTACGAGTCGTACCCCTCCGCCTCTACGGATGCGTCGATGTCTGCGGTCTTTGTGGCCTTGGGATACGCGGCAAAAGACCACGTTGCGCCAACCACAGCAAGCGCGACAAGTGATGTGATAAAGCGTTTCATGCGTCGTTGCCCTTTCTGTATGCTATTACTATACATGATTGCGTATTCTCGTACCAGTATTCTAACGTCTTGTGCGCGATTCTCTGCGGCGGGTGCTTGAACCAGAGAATGTTCCCTTAATCGTTCCGCGAGAACGTGACCGTGCGCGATTCCAAAGTCTCTGACGTTCCTTGTCATCAGATGCGTTTCGCATAATCCACGCTCGCACTTCGCCTTGCGTACGCTTCTGCTGTGCCATGAACGTGTCTAGTCCAACATTCAGCGGTTGTCTTACGTCTGCCTGTTCAACCTTGGCTTCACGCACAGTTTCACGAGCCTGCCGTTCTGTTTTGCCTTCCGTTCCAACACCCAGGCGTTCCGCTTCTTCTGTTGTTCTCGGCTGGACGTTTGAAGGCGGCGAGAATCGAAGAATCCTCCTGAGACCAGGCGCTGCTCGAACCTTCTCAACGACCGTCTTTCCAAGTTGCTTGTCTGGTGTTCCGGTCCCATACGCAGACGACAACAGAACGCCGATAGGATTCGATGTCGGAACAACCTTTGTAGTTGCCGTAGCCAACCGTTCTGGGCTTATCTGTATGCCAGCCTTCGCCGCAGCTTCCGCTATATCAACGGCAACCTCTGGTGTGCGCCAAGACTGTTCCTTGCTTGCGCTTATGTCTTTGTACCCGCGCCAGACGTTCTCTTGCGTCCACGTGTCGTAGTTGCCGAAGTATGCAAGGGCAGCGTTTGCGATTGGCGGCAACGTGCCAGAAGCCTCGACCGGAATCATGGACGAAATGGAGTTGATTATCTGCCTGCCCCACGGGTTTCCGTTCGCTCCATCGGCGAAACTCTGTCCGATTGCCGCAAACGTTTGCTGGAACTGATCCTTGGGGATAGCGAGATATGCGTGCCGGTCGTTTCCGTTCCTGTCCTTGCGCGTGGAAGGCAGCGGAATTATCCACTTGGTAGCCTTTTCGCGGTCGCTGAGTGAGTTCCACAACGCCGGAGCCAATGCCGCTGTAGCCTGCGCCATTGCGTAACCCATAGACGCAAGTTGTGCCGCCTTGAACGACGCCACTTTCGGGTTGGTCTTGAAGGCGCGAAACCCTCCGCGAGTACCCTGTATTGCTGCGTTCAGGTACGGAATCACGTTGTCTGCGGCCTTGGCGAACGTTCCTCCCTGCGCGAAGTCCAGCATGTTGCGAGCCTGAAATGTTGCCTGTTCTGGAGACAGTCCGTTACGTATCGCCCTCTCCCTTACGGCTAGTCTTGTCGCAATTTCAGACGTTTCTCCAGCCCACGCCAGTATATCTCCAATCTTTCTGGCAACCTTGCTTCCACCCTCTATTCCTGGTTTTCTGGACATACCCTGCGTTGTAAGGAAGTCCATGCCGCCACCCTGCTTAACGTAGTCGGTGTATGCTCCGGTGCGCTTTATCGTGTCGCCCATGACCCTGCCGTAGTCGCCAAGCATTTGTCCCATCGCCTTTGGCAACACGCTGCTGTACTGTCCGCTGCTAAACCATGCGTACATGGCATCGCGAGGAAGGTTGCTGATTGCGAACTCTGGGTTTGCGCCTGTGGCCAGCGTCTTGAGGACGCGAGTACCGGATGCCCACTGTAGAAATGTTGCCATATCGCTACCAAGCGCGGGCGGCAGACCGTCCCATTCTTCTGCCAATTTCTTGGGCATCGCCATGCGAGTCTCTTGCCCGTCTTCAAACACCGTAACAACGCCTTCGTCTCGCGCTGCATCCTGTCCGTCTTCGAGAACCCTCACAACTGCATTGTCTGGCGCGTTCTCTGCGGTTGCCATTAGTGCCTTCGATGCTCTATTACGGAACACGCGATTCTGCGTTCTGGTTATGACGTGCGCCAGCAGGTACATTGGGTCTTGCACCAGCGCGGACTCGCTGCCCTTATCCAATGCTCTTATTCCGCTGTCGTGGGATCGCTCGCCAGAAGGCTTTGAACTCTGTGGGTCAACAAAGTCAACGAATACGCGAGGCGAATAGAACTGGTGGTTCGCAATCAAGTCGTCATAAGCCTCTTGGCTCACTAGCCCTTCTTGGCGCAATGCGTCCAACTGACCACGCATAGCGCCCCAATACCGCTCTGACGCCAACTCAATTCTTTGCCGCTGCTCCTGTGGGAGACTTCTGTACTCTGTGTCAAGCCACCGCTGAGCCGCTTCCGCCTCAACCGGCGACTTCAACTCAACGCCCCTGCCAGCCTGTAGGTTTGTGGCTTCTACTAGGCGGTTGGCGGCGATAAAGTCCTTCATTAGCTCGCGGTCTTGACGTGGCAGGATTTCGTTTATCTCTGCCTCTGTTTCGCGGAACTGACGCGCCGACTCTGCTCCGGCACCCTGCCTGAGAACAAGCCGCTGTACCGCTTCGTCTCCACCAACATCCTCTAGCGCCCTCTTAACGTCTCCTTGGCGGTCCACGATTTCAGAGCGCAAAGCACTGATGGCGTCTCGTGAATGCCTCTTTCGCCATGCATCTACGTTGGCGTCATTCTCGCGCTGCTGCCGAATGAAGTCCGACTCTCCTGGTTCTGCTGTTCGCGGTTCTGCGTCAATGAAGTTTCTCCTGTTGGCCTCCGCTACGGCAGAGCGGTCCAACCTATCCCGCAGCCCCTTGACGGTGCCCTTGCTTGACAGCCCCCGCGCCTGTGCCTCTGCGCGCAACTCTGACAGGTTCATGTCTGCCGGTGATTTGGCGGTGACGGGGGCAACTTCTGGTGCTTCTGGGATTGCGGGTGGGGCGGTTGCTTCTGGCTCAACTCTAGGAGGAACAATGCCCTCATCCCCTACCGCCTCTTGCGCCCTCGCCGCCCCCTCTTCAACGACATCTGGCACACGGCCCACGGGTTCACCTTCGTGCTGCGCGACTTCACCTTCCGTACGCAACGGTCCAACTTCTTCGGCATCTGGGGCCTCCTGTGTGATTTGTTGTTCTGTCGGTGCGACTGATTCCGTACCTTCTGGCGCAACGGCGTCTGGTTGCTGTACGATATTCGACACGGTGCTTATCGCGGTTCCGGCACCAAAAGCACCAGGCATGGCGTTGACGCCCTCAAACGCGGCTTCAAGCACCTGTTCCGCGCCCTCTTTTAGAGTCACGCCTTCCTTGCCAATCAGTTCAATCGCCTTCTCGACCGGTGCCTCTGCACCCTCTGACAACGACTCTGTTATGCCGCCCACAAGAACGCGCAGCAGCTTTCGCTTTCCGCCACCAGCCAGAACCTTGTCCAAACCTATCTTCTCAAGCGCGGCGACAGACATTCCGAAAGCCATTGCCTTGAGTTGAGCCTCTTGTTCAGACGCCCCGCCAGCCTTAAGCGACTGGTAGAACGGAGAAGCCTCCATGATTGCACCGGCTGCCGCCCCACCAGCAGCCGTACCGCCACCGGCAGCGAACGCCGTGCTCATGCTCGTCAAGCCCTGTGAGATGTTCTCTGTCCAGAACGCCGGATTGCGCATTGCCGAAAGGTTCCACTCTCCGTTCTGTCGTATCTGTTCTATTGGGAAAGCCTTGCTTAGTTCTGAGAGTCTACTCTTTCCGAACCCAGAAATCATGCGCCCAACACGAGTGGTTATCGTCTCTTTCTTCCCGCGAGACAATGCGCGTTCAACCAGTCGAGTTTGGGCTACTATTGGGTTGGTCTTCTCGATGAACTCGAACAGACCACCAAGAGCCTGTATGGACTGTGCTCCGGCCTTTGCCGAACCAACGGCTATTCGACCAATTGGACCGGCAAGGGGCGCACCCGCTGCTTGTTCTGGGACGATAGGAGAAACACCCTCTCCGCCGACAGGAGGAACCCTTGCGCCGGTAGTCGGCTCGGCGTCAGGACCAGCGGTGGATGAAGCCGCTGTGTCGGCGGGAGGGCCAAAGCGAAAGCCGCGACGGGCGGGTGACGGGGCGGTGGCACGAGGCGCAAACTCGGCAATCAGATCGCTTACGTCTGTGGGCGGTTGCGTCCGTGCCGGTTGTGACGCGCGCCGCTGTCCGAACTCTGAGATTATGTCAGAGACATCGGTTTGCGGCTTGGGCGTTGCGACTTGCGGAGTCTCTGGGCGCGGAGAGAACTCGGATATCAGGTCAGAAACGTCCGTCTGCTCCTTCTGCCGTGGTTTCCCAGAGAACTCTTCAATCAAGTCGCTTACGTCTGTAGCCATTGTTTACAGCCCCAAAACTTCTCTCAATTCAGACTGACGCTTGCGAAGTCTCTCGCGCTTCGTTGCTGGCATGTCTGGATTCTGCTTCATTATGACGTCAATCGTGTTGAACTCAATCTCGTCTGGGCTTGTCTCGCCGTCTCCGTTGATGTCCATTTGGCGCGCTCGGTCAAACGCGCCCTCTGACGCCACACCAGACCCAGCAAGACCTTCGGCGTCAATCACGGCAGTATCGTCTGCTGGCGATGCCGGTCGCGCGACAAGCCCTTCCGCCGCACGTTCCGCCATGAGTCCACGAAGGCCGTTCATGTCGTCCAACGCCACCTGTAGAGACGCCGCACGCTCTCTGCTTGCCGTTTCGCGAGTAGGGTCTTTTGCTTCCTTTGCGGTGGCGGCATCGGCATTTGCTTTCTCAATCTCGACCGCCAGTTTTGACATTGATTCAACGATTCCATCCGCAGCCGCCGCAAAGTCTGTCGGATCTTGCGAGCCTTCTTTGATGCGGGCAACGGCAATGTCACCCTCACTCTTGATTCGTGCGCGGTCTTCTGCGCTCATGCTATTGCGCTCGGCAATGTCGCGGTCTGCTTGGATGCGTTCACGAGCAATGTCTGCGGTCACCGCGTCGGATGCTGCACGGGCGTCAATCTCTGCCCGTGAAATCTCTTGCTGGATTCCGGCCTCGGCAAGTTGTGCCTCTGCTCTGATTCTGGCTGGTTCTGTAGCCCTCGCAATTCCAGCTTCTCTGTCTGCCTGCGCTTCTGCCGCCGTCTTCGCCGCCTGCCTCGTAGCCATCCTTTCGGATAGAATCTGGTTCATGCGAGCACGCACACGACGCTGCTCGGCAACGCTTCCCGCACCACCAAGCACCTGCCTCTCGCGCAGTTGTGCCGCCGGTGACATGCCATCAGCCGTCGGCGCTTCCCGCATCGCCGGAGCAAGACCAAAGCCGCCAGACCCCATCTGTGCGGCAAGACCCTGTGCCGTCCTGATGCGCTCGGACAACGAACCAACCTGCGTGTTCCTTGGAGCTCTGGCCCCAACTCCGGCAGCGCCAGCAACCCGCCTGCCAGCCGGAGTGTCTGTCACAACGTCAGACACGAACTCGCCCGTCTCTGGGTCCGTCGCAAATGCCGCAAAATCTCCACGCTTCGGAGTCAACCCCGCCGCGCTTACCTTTCCCCTAATGCCGCCTAGTGCTGACCTGAATGCCATTTCAATCACCTGCTTTCTGTGTGTGGCGTTCGTTGATTATCGCCATGTATTCGTTCTTGAGTCCGTCGATGTCACATGAATACTCACTGGCAACCCCAAACCCACGCACAATACGTTCATCGCAACCGTCCAAAATGCTTACATCGCACCCGCAACCCAACGCCGATATTGCCCCATGCAGACGACCCGAACGAACAACCTTGTGACGCGCCACGAATCGAAGCAACTCGGATGGATCGTAGTGCGTGAAGACCTTGTATCCACGGTTTGCCAGGATGTCGCGCTCAAACGTGCTGTGACACACCAAGTCGGCGCTGCATGCACCAGACGTGTAGTCGTTCATGGCACAATGCATAACCGCTCGTGCGTCGCTTGTGATGATTGCCTCGCCACGCTTATTGCCGCCAAGTAGCCCGTACCGCAAACCGGCAAGCATGGCCGGACATGGCAACACGCGCACGTCAACGCTCGCAAACCTCTGTGCATACAGTCGCGCCAAGTCGTCACGCGCAATGACAACCTCTGCACGCTCAAGTGCTCGCACCGCTTCTGGACACGCCACGACATGCTCGGCAAGGTGCGCGTCAGATACGCCGCCTATGCCAATGAACCAAATCGGGATGTTCAACTCGGCCGCCTTGCGATACAACTCGGCATTGCTCTTGCCCCAATCTGGCGTACCGGCAATCACGATCAAATCGACTCCGCGCAGACCGATGCCGTCAAACATGCGGTTTGCCGTGGCGTTGGGTGCCGTGAAGTGTTGTCCGCTCATGCGAGGGTTTCGGTCGTGCAGCATGACGGACGGCGTTTCTCCCAGCGCCTCATCGACAAGCAACTCAACGCCAGCGCGAATGTAATCGTCGCCGACGTTCCATGCCGTCGTTGTGCTATAGACAACCGTTTTCATCCTACGATTCCTCTATCTGGTGGATGGAGAGGTCTGCATTGATTGCTTCCACCGTGGCCGCATTCGTGGACGTGAAGATAGCGCTTAGGCTTACGTTCCCGCTGCCTTCCTGAATCCTCGTATGAGCTATGTTTATGTACCCAACCGTCGTGGACGTTGTAGATAGATATGCTGATTCCTGCTGGTTTGACTGCGCCCCCCCAGCCGTAAGCCTTGACGACACGGTTATATTGGCAGACTGAGTAGCGGCACTCAACTCCAGTTTGTACGTCACGGAGCCAACGACCCCAAAGCGAGATCCGTCGGTGTTCGTGTCGCTCGATATCGTTACAACGCCTCCCGCCTCAGAGTATGGGTCATCTTCGAATATCCCAACAACATCAATGGTCGAATATCCAACAGTGCCTATTACGGTTGCTGCCGTTGCCGAGTAGTCCGCACAGAACCGCGCGTCGTACGTCTCAATGTTCGCCGTGTCGGGGTCCATGTCCTCAAGCGTCTGCTCGTTGAACTCCAGAGATTGCAGACGGTTGAGAACCTCAACCATCTGCTGCCTCGTCTCGGCCAACTCTGTTTCTAGTACGTCGGTGCGTATCATTGCTATTCCTCAAGCGGGGGCGGGGGCTCGACTGGCGGCATGCGCTTAATCGGAACCAACTCCGACACCTTCTCCAACACCTGCTCTGGCGTGATTCCAACTATCGCACCACAAGCATTGATTTGCGGGTCGAACGTCGTGCAGTCCTTGCACAGATGCACCGGCAACTGGACGCCATGCTTGTAGCACGGAGCATGCGGACACGTCTCTGCCGTCAGCGGGTGGTGGTTCGGGTAGTAAAGTGCGCGGCACTCATAGCTAAACGACCCCCAAAGGCTAACAACCGGTATCTCGGGCCAGCATGCCGCCAAGTGACCAATGCCAGTATCGGGCGTGATGACGGCAGACGCCGTGCGCAAGAACGGAATGATGCTTCTCCAGTTCGGCATGTCGCCAAGCACAATGCAGCGCGGATCGTCAACGGGCGGCTCAATCTTCAACTCTGTGCTGATATACACATTGGCATCGGGATAGCGTTCCAGCAACCCCTCGACAACGCGCTTGCCGTGCGTGGCCCACGGATAGTTGCGCTGCGGTGCGGACGTGTGCGCCACGTACACAAAATGCTTCTTGCGCAAATCGGCCCCTAGCTTATTGGCGTAATCGTCGTCTGACGGGAGTGCGGCAATGAACGGGCGCTTGAAGCAATCCGGTACGTCGTAAAGCCCAGCAAACTCGAACATATCGTCATAGCAGTTGTTCTGGTTGCGCTCGACGTTCATTTCCTGCATGCCGTCATAGCAGATGTGATAGTCGTACGACTGCATGACCTGTAGCGTGGTCGGAAGCGGCAACGCCTCGCTGATGCTCACGTCTGGGTGGTTCTGCCATACGGTTGACGCATAGCTCGGAACGGTGTAGACGTGGATGATTGCGCGCGGGTACAGCGCCTTGATGTAGTGGATAACGGCAGACACAATCAACTGGTCGCCAATGCCGCACATCCGCACGACTGCAATCCGCTTACCGTTGGCGTCCTGTCCGCCGTACCGCCGCTCGTAGCTGGCAAAGTCGCTCATGCGGAAGTCGATTGTCTGCGCGGCGCTACGACACAACTGCTCGACCTGTCCGCCCTCTTCGTTCACGCTTACGTACTGCATGAACGGAAGCAGCCACGGCATTCCGTCCTTCTTGAACAAGTAGTCTGTGCTAAACACTTTCATCCGTCATCCCCCTATATGTCTACCTCGTTGCCCCAGCTAACCACATCATAGCGGGTCGAAATGACCTTGCCGTTCATGTGTGTCACGCGGGGCTTGTATCCTGGTATTCCATCCGTTCCGTCAATCGCACTCATTGCATCCGAAATGTTTGAGTGAACGCGCTTTGTCTGTAGTATTACCACCCCCCTGCGTTTCGTTTCGCCGCTATGGTGCATCAAAAAGTAGACGGTCTTGCTTGCCGTTGACGACTGACCAACCGGATACGTGTTGTCGTCAAGCGTTACCTTCTGAATCGTTCCGGTAAGCGTGCCATCCGAACTGTAACTCGCCGTGATTCCGCCATAATTTGTACCACTATATGCGGGAACTGTCGAGCTTCCTCTAAACAACTCGGTGATGCGCGTGGACGACGGCGTGTAGTACGGGAAGGCGGTTGACGTGTGGCTCTGAGCAGTAGACGAAACCAGCGTAGTGTCAACCGTTCCATCGACGTTGATGCTCGTGCGCAGCGAGTTGGAAATGCCTATGCCGCCGGGAGCGACGACCGGGATCACGGAGGCTGCGCGGTTGACGGAAACTCCGTCCTCAAGGAAGTACCCGCCAGCCAACCAACTCTCGTTAAGGTTGACGGACGTGGTGGACGTAAGTTCAGTATCAACAGTGCCGTCAGCGTTCTTGCTGTTGTCTGCCACGTTGATAATGCCGATGCTCGACGCGGCAGGGCTGGATGCGGCGGTCTCGTTTCTCAGCTTGGTCGTGCTGCGTATCTGCCCCTCGGCAAGCGTCTGTGCCGTCGTGGTCTGCGAGATGGACGTACGGCTTGTGATAGCGCCCCTGTAGGTGCCGTCACGCTCTCTCTGGCTGTCTGCAGACGTTATCACGCCCGTAGATGCGGCGGGAGCCGTCAACTGCGCCTGAGCACCGTTTACGTTGGTTCTGCTGGACGTGTATGCGTCGGCGTATTCTGTGCCCTGTGCCTCAAGCTCGTTGCGCGTGCTACTGCGCTTAACCACGTTGTCAGTGCCATCTGCGTTCTTTCGTGCGTCAACGACTTCCGTGACGCCGATTGACGACGTTGCCACAAGCGTCTGCTGGGTGTTGTCAAGGCGCGTGGTTGACGTGTATTCGCCTATTGCCGTCTCTTCGCCGTCCGCCTGCTGTTCGATGCTCGTGCGGCTGTTGAGTGTGCCGTCATACGTCCCGTCGTCACCGCGCCTCCAGTTGGCCTCGTTGATGACGCCAACAGACGATGCCGGTGCCGCCGACTGAGCGTGCTGGTTTCTGAGATTTGTGGCGGATGATACGTAACCTTCCGCGTTCTCATTCCCGTTGGCAAACAGCGCATTGGCCGTTCGCGAACGCACGACGCCAGACTCGGTGCCGTCAATGTTCCGCGACGCTTCGGTTGAGTAGACGATGCCGATTGATGCAGTCGATACCGGAGTGCTGGTGCTCTTGTCCCTGAATCGCTGGGACTCTTCCGCGTAACCAATGGCGTTCTCGCCACCGTTTGCGAACTGAGCCTTTGCCGTGCGCGACCTGACCACGCCGTCAACCGTGCCATCCGTATTCTTGGAAGTATCGGTCGTGTTGATTATGCCTGTAGACGGACCTGCGAGTACGGGGGCGCTCTGCTGGTCTCTGAATCGCGTGGTGCTCTCATCATAGCCAATCGCCACTTCGCCGCTGGATACGTCCTGAGTGGTGACGCTGCGTACGGTGCGCTCTGAGTTGAACGTTCCGTCTGGATTGTTGCGATTGTTGGCTCGGACCGTAACGCCGACGCTACTGCCTGAGTCGTCAAGCGCGACTGTACCGTGGTCTACAATGGTGCCGTCTTCGGAGTAGCCAACCGCCGTCTCGCCGCTTGTGGTTGTCTGCGAAATCGTGGTTGTACTGCGTATGGTCCCGTCGCTGGTGCCGTCCTCGTTCTTGCTCCAGTCGTTCTCGTTGATTATCCCGATGCTTGCGGCTGGTGCTGCTGGAGTTGCGGTCTGGTTGCGCAGACGAGTGGACGAACGCTCGTACCCTATTGCACTTTCATTCCCGGCGACGGCCTGCGGTAACGACGTGCGCGAGCGCAGTTGTGCGTTGAACGTGCCATCGTCGTTCGGGTTGTTCTGTGCGGTATTGATTATGCCGGTCCCGCCGTCTGTGGCAACAACCTCGCTACGGCTATTCTCCGTAGTTGATACGGCCTCGGTGTATCCCTCAGCAATGGCATTGCCGTCAGACTCCAGCGGTATGCTGGTGCGGCTGGTGAGGCGTGCGTTCCATGTGCCGTCGTCATTGGCGTTGTTCTGTGCGGAGTTGATGACGCCGGTCCCGCCGTCTGTGGCCACTATCTCGGTGCGGCTGTTATCGGTGGCCGACACGCTTTCGGTGTATCCATCCGCATCGGTGTTGCCATCTGCCGTCAGTGGTACGCTCGTCCTGCTCCTGAGATTGGTGTCAATGGTGCCATCGTCATTCTTGTTGGCGTCGGACTCCTGAGTGACGCCCTGCTGACTTGCTGCCGTCAGAACCGCCCGTGCATTGCGTTGCCGCGTAGTGCTGGTCGTGAACCCTGTAGCCGCCGCATTCGCCGTTACGTCGAGTTGCAATGACGTCCGGCTGGTAAGCTGCGAGTTGTAGGTGCCGTCAACATTCGGCGCGTTCTGTGCGGAGGTTACAACGCCGATCCCGCCATCAGATGCGGTGATTTCGCTACGACTGTTCTCGGTGGTAGACACGGCCTCCGTGAACCCAGCTGCGATCCTGTTGCCATCGGCGTCAAGCGGCACACTCGTCTGGCTGTTCTGCACAATATCGTACGTGCCGTCTTGCTGCTTGGCGACTTCCTGCGTGTTGACGATACCCTGGGAACTCGTGGCGTCAACCGGAACGCTGCGCTCGTTAAGGTCAACCGTACGAGTCTCAATCACGCCAGATGCAGCGCGGTTGATGTGTGTCGCAACGCCGTGCTCTTTGCTGGTTGTTCCGCGCTCGGTCTTGTCCCACAGGCAGAACTCGTTGAGCGTCATGTCTGCCGTCACCGTCACGCCCTGAGACGGCGACCGTGACAGCGTAGTGTTGGACTGGTTGTACTTGCGCTGCGTCCGGTCGATAGAGTCCGTGCTGTCTGCACTCGTGAACTCTGCATCGGTGTACGCTTGCCCAACGCGGTCAACCACGATCACGTCCCACGTACCGTTATTGTTGCGGGACACGTTGACATTGTAATAGTGTCCTCGTGAGGACGAGGCGTAATCCGCCAGAACTGTGTCTATCTGCCCCGCAGTCAAATCGTAGAACAACTCAACCGTGCGGCTCTCCCTGCAATTCACGGCATGGCTGTAGGTCTTGCTTCCAAGCGTATCCGGCACCAGCGTCTCAACGATGATGATGTGGTCCTGCATCGGCATCTGCTCTGCGCCAATATCGTTCGCCCGATACCACGTTCCGCTATACACGCTGCTGGACGCCACGGGGTTAATCACCGGCCCCGTCGTGCTCATCGAATCCACCAGCGACTCGGCATAACGCGAGTCGATATGCTCCCACGTCCTGACAAGCTCGATGACCTTGCCAAGTTGCGGGTCAACGGTGTACGAACGCAGTAGCGCGGTGCTGTTGCTCAGTGCCGTGGCTAGGATTGGTGATGTCATCTCGTACCTATGTCAAATTCGTGGGTTTGCGCATAAGCGTATATGCGCTCAATCTGCTTGCTTCCGCCTATGTCCGTAATCCGCAACTGGAACCTGCGGCACGCATCGTCATCGGGGTCTGGCACGTCGGCACGAACAATCGTAAACCCGTCGCGCTGGTATGGCACGCCAACGGTCTGTACACTGCTCCAGTTTCCGCCTTCCGTCCTCGTCTGGTACTTGATGTTGCCAAACGAAGACGACGGATGCCGCACGACGAACACGATTGCACCAACCGAGATAGGATTGTAGGAAGCATGCCGCAGCTCCGGCGTCGTGTACCAGAACGAGTTGCCGCTGTACCGGTAGACATTGCTGCCGACGATAGCCGCACTCGACCCTACGATGATGCGCTTCTTGTCGTAATCAACCGTCAGCGCACCGCCCCAAATCGAACTGGACAGACCGCGAGCCAACCGCGTGACTTCTACCGCCTCGTCGCGCCCCGCACTGTACGAGAACACGCCGTCGTCATTCGACGCATACACCGCTCCGTCCAACTCGGCCACTCGGTTAGCCGCCGCTGCACGCATCTCCTGCACGAGTGGGCCGCGATTGAAGAAACCGGGACCGCGAGTGTCAAAGGTGTTCTGCAACACGTAGCTGCCCGTACTCTTGACGACCAGCATATTGTCCTCGCCAAACGGAACAATGGCGAGAATCGGTTGCGCATCCTCGTTAAACTCCATGCGCGGACCCTCTTGACGCCAGATGTCATCGTAGTCCATCGCGCCCACTTCAAGGAACGTGCCGGAGAAGCGCCACAGTCGCCTGTAGTGCCAGTAATACGTCAGGCCGTCTATGACTACCGCCTTCTGCACGCGGCTCGTTCCTGACGGCTGTGTGCCCTTGGAAATCACGCCGTCGTTGTCGAGGTCAAAGCCGTATCCGTCCGGCGTGTCTGCCGTGCCGAGTTCGGTTGCCGGAAGTTCGGTGTTGATGCGAGGCGGTAGCGTCACGTCCTCGGTGGAACCAGACAGAAGTACGAGTTCTGGCGAGTCGTCAAGTATGAGTGCCATGTGTCGTACCCCTTTGGGCTAGTCGCCAAGTCCGCCCAGCGCAACAAGGTCGTCCTCGTCGTCTGGGTCGTCATCACGCGCCTGGTTGAGAATGTCCTGCCGAATCATGTCGATATCGTCGTCTACCCTTCGTTCGATGCGTAGCGCAAACTCGTTGTCCTTGTCGCCACGAATGGCGAGTCCCATCTTCCACAACTCGACAATCAGGCAGTTCGTGACGACATACTCGTAGGCGTCGTCAAGGTTCAACGTGCCCTGGGTGTTGTCTGGCATGGTGATGCGCGTCTCTAGGTCTGCATTGACGTTGATCCTGCCAACGGTCCGCCGAAGCGCGTCGAGAAAGTCGATATCGAAATTGTCAACGCTCGCCAGTTTGAACTTGCGCTGCATCGACTTAAGCAGTCTGTTGACAGAGATGTTTGCCATTGCGTGCTCCTAATCCGTCTTCGGCGTATGCTCGTACCACTCAAGCCGGATCTGTCCGCCCTGCGTGGACGTCTCGTTGTTTGACAGCGTGAATGCGTAATACTCGTCTGTCTTCAATATGATCTCATTGCGCCTCGACTGACCGCCCGCAATGTTGCGCGCAGAGTAGTCGCGCTTGATGCTGATGGCGGTCCCGCCCGAATAGATGGAGTCTACGCTTTCCTCGCCAACCGTGACCGTGTTGCTGACGCCAGAACCAGTTGCGAACCCCTGAAATACAGACGTGTTCGATGAGTTGCGGTTGGACTGCTTGACGGCGCTGCAGCTCACATCGCCGCTAACCACAGTGACGTTGCCGGTGTTCGAAAGCCAAACCTCGCGCTGGTTGTCGGCCTGCGCGAATACGAAAGCAGGCGCACAGAGGCACGCCGCAAGAATTAGCAACTTCTTCATGCCGCCCTCCTTACGATTCTGGCGTTACAACAACGTAAATGCTGGCGGTGTTATTCGTCGCGCCCCAGTTGAACAGAGTCACACGCAGCTTGTCGCCAACCAACGGAATTTTAACTGGCTCGCCCGTGATGTCCACGCCTGCCTGTGTTGCCGCCAAGTCACGCGCCGGATACACCGCGTCCGCGCTCTGAGTTGCAATCGACAGGATTGAACGCGATGCTCCCGTTGGCCCCGCAAGTGTCGCAACCGTAACTGTGCCCGTTCCCGTGCCGGTCTGGTCAACGATCACCGCGTCAACAAAGCCATGCACAACGATGTCGCTGTCTGGCGCGTAGGTGGTCTGCGCGGCGGCGTTCGTCTCGCACGCCTTCGAGCTAAACTGGTATGTCACCGGCTGCGCAAAGGCCGCACCAGCAACAAGCAATCCTGCGAGTGTCGCAATAAGTTCGCGTCTCATGTCTCTCTCCTAAGCAGAGAGAGGGCGGGGGCTAATCCCGCCCCCTCGCCGGATTGTGTTAGTCCTTGAGCCATGCGGGAATGACGTAGCTGTTCGTGCCAACACTGACGTTGATCCAAACAGGAGTCTCTTCCGTAATGGCGGGTGCGTTCGTCATCAGTGCCGTCGCCGTTCCAGATGCGGTTACGGCAGTGAGTTTCGGTGCGGCCGTAAACGTAGCAACGCCGGTAACTCCAAGTGTTCCACCAACCGTCGCATTTGTTGCAACGGTAAGGCCATCGGAACAAACGGGCGTCGATGCAAACGTAGCAACACCGGTAACAGATGCCGTGCCGCCAACAACCAGGTTCGTAGGAACCGTGAAGTTTCCGGTGGCGTTACCAGTGATGTTGCCCGTTACGTTGCCGGTGAGATTGCCGGTCACGTCGCCCGTGATGTTGCCAGTGATGTCGCCCGTCACGTCGCCAACAAGGGAATCAGCCGTGATGGTCGTCAACTTCGTGTCGCTGTCACCAGCCACAGTCGCCGTGCCATACGTCGAGCCAAAACCCAGCGGAACCGTCACAGACTCGGCCAGCGCAAACCCCACGAGGGCAAGCACCGGAATCGCAATCAGTAAGAGTTTCTTCATTTCTACCCCCTTTGAGGGTTGTGGGCGCGACCGGAATGAACCAGCCGCGCCCGTGATTGCTTAGGCACCTGCCGAACCGACGACGTTCCTGCTGTGCGTGAACCCAAACACCTTCGCGCCGCGGATGCGGCGGTCGATGCGGATGTCCACGTTCTGCGGGCTGTTGTCGCTCAAATCCCAATCGGCCAACTGGACCTCGTGGAGACCCTTCTGGCGACCGTTGAGATTGCCAAAGACGAAGTAGGCGTCCGTGTCAGACGTGTACTTGTTCTTGACGTACCCGAACTCGGGCAGCAGCGCGTTGACGTCCCAAACCGTGTTGTCTGGCTTGCGGTCGGTCTTGGTCAACTCGATGATGGTCTGCTCGTTCTCGGGCGTGATGAGAACAACCTGTCCCATGACGTCGAACGGATTGCCCTTGGCACCGGTCATGCGCTCCATCAGTAAACGCGATGAATGCAGGTTCGGACCAGAAAGGACGCCAGTACTCAGGTTGTCCCAAGTGCCGGTTTCCGTATCTTCGTTCGGGTGGTCGTTCGCACACAGAGGCTTCTCGTCGTCGCCTGCCGTGCCGCTGAATGCGTTGTCCAGGATCGCCGCACGCTTGTACTCGTCAAAGCGCATGGGCGACTGGGTCAGGCCAGACAGCGAGAACATGATCTCGTCGAAGCGGTCGGTCTCAAACGCATCGCGGAGAGCGCGTACCGCAAGGCGATACCACTGCACCGTGAAGGACTGACTGCGACCGGGAGCGGCGGTGACATACGGCATCGCATCGCCATCGCTGTTGAGGCGAGGCAGAGGCAACTCGTTCGTCACGTAGCTCAGCGAGAACGTCTTCATTCCGCTAATGTTTTCGACGTCGAAGAACTGCGCGAGGTTCATGCCTGGAACGCTGTCCCTCATCTCCCACATTTCATCAATCGTCTTGTCAAGCAGCGCGGGCCACGTATTGCGATCCATGCTGCCAAGAGCTTTCAACCATTCGTTTCCTTGGATAGCCATTGGTGGATCTCCTTATGCCTTCTGCTGTTCGATTACGCTGCCGATAATCTTAACGATTACGCAGCCAGGGCTGTCGGTGGACGCAAACTTGATGTCGTCCCGCACAGACATGCCTTCCTCAACGGTGAACACGTCGTTGGCGTTGTTAATGTCGAGGGTGGTCCACCCGCGAAATCCGGTCGCCGTGTCAACGGTCATGCCGTACTGAGCGCCCTTAGTGACGCCGCTCTCGGCAACATCTGCACCGTTGTTCTCTGCGTAGATGCGGTACAGAACTTCGTCAGAGGCCAGAGCCACCTGAATCTGCGTACCGGCGTCCTGCTCGACGTCGATGTCGGTCATCAGGAATCCGTGGATTGCATCTGTGCCAGCAGACGTCGCAACCAGTTTCCACTGGCCGCTCGTGCTGGAACGGTACATCGGGGAACCTTCGTAGATGATTCCCTGAGATGCCGCAATCGGCACCGTCCGAGTCGTGGGCGGTGCATTGCTGCCGTCTTCGCGACCGTAGAACTCAATCTGAGTCTTGCGTGTAATCGCCATTGTTCATTCTCCTTTCCACGACAGCCATGCGGAATCGCCCGTTATGCGCTGCTCGCGGAGTTGTTAGTCTTCATCGGCAACGGCATTCACGCCGCCACCGCTTGTATCAATGTGGCCAGTCTTCATTTCCATGTCGGAACCACTCTTCTCGGCGGCAAGTTTCACGTCTTTCTCGAATGCCTCTTGCTTCCTGCGAGAGCGTTCCGCGACGTTCTTCCTGCCTTCAAGGAACTGTTCCTGCGGACACGTCATCATGATGTGCCCTTGGTCCTCATACGGCTGGCCTGCGCTATCCAGTTCAACGATGTAGCCGCGTTCCGCAAACTCGGTCGCACGCTTCATCGGGATCGGGATAGTGTGAATGGTGCTGGGGTCCACGTTCTCCGACTTGTAACGGTCGAGGACGCGCTTCTCCAGCATCTTGAACGGGATACGGACGGAAACGCCAATGTCTACGTTCGGGGCTTTCTTGCGCAGCACTTGCTGGTGCTCTGCCCTTTTACGCAAATCGGTCAGCGTAGCCTTCGTGAGTTGTGTTGTTTCGTTACTCATTACTGTTTCTTGCTCCACTTCTTTTCAGCCCTTGCGTGCTGTGCATCTGTAGGTTCGCGACCTGTCACCGCTTTAACGAGACCCCTGACGGTTTCTGCCGTCTTCGCGTCTACTTCTGCTGTCTGTCCCGACACCGCCTGTCCACCGATACTTCCAGGCGGTACTGCCTGATCCGGCTGCGACGGTCCTTTCGCGTCACTGATTAGCTTTGCGACTTTAATCATCGTGTTTCGGTCAACGCCGTCGCCAAGGACTTCCTTGAGTCCCAGTTCTTCGATAACCGGCGCTGTCTTCTGCCACTCTGGGTCATACTCGCTCAGTCTTTCAGTAACCTGACCAAGAGCTTGTTTCAGGTCTTCGATTTCCTTGGCCGAGCGTTGTGTCGCTGCGTCCTCGGTTCGCGCCATCGCATCCTCAAGCAATCCAACAATCAACTCTCCGTCGAGGTTGCTGTCGAGTTTCTCGATTAGCGCAGCGCGGTCTGCCTGTTGCTGCTCTGGTGTCGGTCCTTGTGGAGCTTGAACGGAACCGAGTTTCTCCAATACCTGTGCCAGTTGTGACTTTTCCTGCGCTTCCTGCCTCGCCTTGTCTGCGCGAGACCGAGCATCGTTCAACTGCTTCTGGAGGTCTTCGATTCCTTTTTCCGCATCCTCTCGTGATTTCCACGTATGCAAGTACGGTTGCTCTTGTCCAGCCTCCTGGGGAGCGACGCCTTTTACCGTGGCCGTCTTGTCATCAGCAGGGGCATCCTCGCCTTGTCCGCCGATTACTGTGTTATCGGGCATTTACTGCCTCCGTGTTGTGATCGGCAGGGCGCACAGAATTGTGGGCTTGTCCGCCGAGCGTTACATATTTGTAACTTCAAGAACACACTATTGCATTTCTGTATGCTTCGCAAGAGAAAACTTCAAATACGTGGTTATTGCTGCACGTTCAGCGCAATGGCAATCGTCTCTGGCAAGTCGCGGATGCGTGAGGCCAGCGAGCACATGCCGGAATTGTGGCGTATCAGTTCAATCGGCATATCGCCAAACTCACCGGCATCCAGACCTTCGTGGGCGGATTCCAGCGCCGGACCAATGAACGTGTCGTAAACATCCTTCCATCCCTGCTCTTGCAGTATGGCAAGCATTCCTTCCGCCTTCTCGCGGGGCACTTCCTCCTCTGCCCCGTCAATCTCTACATTGTCCTGCTTATCCGACATTCAACGCCTCCCCTTGCTGTGCTACTGCCTGGTCGCCCGCCAGATCGCCAGCTGGACCGCCTACAGGCACCTCGCCTCCCGGTAGCCCTCCGCCAAGGGCCGCAGCCGCCTGTGCCTCTCCTGGTGCTCCTACGCGCGCCTCTTCGCGCTGTATGAACTCGTCATGCAGTTGCTTGATTTGGCGAAGCGCACGAGCGGTCATCTGGTCCTGCTCGTTCGGTGCGAGATTTGCGTATTCGGCAATCGCTTCCTCGAATACTCGCGACCATACGCGGTGGTTGTGGTGCGGACGCGGCTCAACCCAGCCACCTGCAATGATTTCATCGACGGCGCGGAAGGCGTTTTCCTCGGCATCGGCATCGCTGCCCTCGGGGAATATGCGCTCTGGCTGCTCAAATCCGGCAAGTCCGTACAACTGACGCCACATGAACCGCGCACCATCCGGCGAACTCGACTTCTCTGCCATGCCCCATGTACCCTGAATCATGGAGTTGATCTCCTGACGCTTGACGGTTGTGTTGTGGAATCGCGTCAACGCCGTCACTCGCGTCCGTATCGGCCCCCAAAGCTCGGATGGCTTTATCTCGACCTCTTCGCCGTCCAGCAGAACCGTGCGCTTTAGCTTGTCTGGTGCCCACGTACGCCAAATCTGTGCGTCCCACTCGTACATCCAGCCGAATAGCTGGTCTTCACCGAAGTACGCAGCCTTCTCGTCCAGCGGCAGCATCGACGCATCAAACACGTTCTGTGCCTCGCGCGCCGACGTACGACTGCCAAGCGCCTCGGCAGACAGCGGCTTGTCTGTCCCGCCGATTTTCTTCGCTTCGCCAAGGAAGTACCCACGATTGGCGGCAACCGCCTGCGTCACGTCCGGCACTGGCAGAATGCCGTACGCCGCACCGGGACTCACCTTGACCAGATCGTTCTGCCGATACACGAGGTTGCGTTTCTTGACGCGCCCATTCGTCCAGTGCGGAGCGTTGACCTGCTTGGTAATGCTGTCGCATCCCTGATTGTCGTTGGTGACAAGTTGCCAGTAGATGCTCGTCAATCGCGTCGGATTGCCGTCATGCCACGCGCCCTTGTCGTCTTTCTCGGAGTGCAACAGGCGGAAGTTGCTGCGGCCCATGATGAGCCAGAACGGGTCGAGTATCAGGCGCAGACATACGGCCTTCTTGCCTGGTTCTCCGGCGAACGTAGCCCAGTAATAACCCAGCTTATTACCCTCTTTCCACGTTCCTTTACCGCTTTTCTTGTCCTTGCGCTGCTTCTCCTTAATCGGCATCCAGCCCTTGACTTGCCAAATCTCGAACAGCCCGTTTTCTCCCTGCGTCGGACTCTCTCCAGCATTGGTCTGCCGGTCGTCCATGATTTGCGTCTTCTCGAAGTACAGGTGGCTTGCGTTGACTTGATCGAGGTTCTTGATTCGACCAGCCGCGTACTCACGCGAGAGCTTGTCGTACGTCCACTGTTCGCGAATGCCGATCGCCTGTTGCAAGTCCATGTCGTCAATCATGGCGTCGAAGAAGCAGTCCTTCAAGTCGTGGCGTTGAAATGTCGGCACCGCCTTGACGAGTCGTTGCTTCTTCTCGCGCTTGAACTTCTTGGGTCTTCCGTCGTCGTCCAGCCCATCGGGAACGCGCTCCCATCTTTCATCCCACTCCTGAGCCCATCCCATGCTCACCATTTCGTTGGCGTTCTTCTCGTTGTACAGGATGACTTCCTTGACCTTGGATCGCCGCTTGTCCTCGTCCCACGTAAACAACTCCAGCGCGTTCTGCTTTGCCGCAATCTCCTTGCCGATCTCTGGGGAATACTCCTCGGTATCGACTTCCGGCTCAAACGCCGCGGGAAGCTCCTCGGTGGTCCCGAAGAAAATGGCACTAAGGGCGGCAGAATTGGTGCGAACGACGTCGTAGTACACGCCATTGGCTACGTTCGAGAGGGTATCCTGGTACTGAGAGTTGCCGTTGTCACGCCGTTCTGCAATGCGCCAAGCCCTATCAGCAAAGTCGAGATTGGCGGTGTTGCTGCCCTCGCCGTCAACCCACGCCACGCGCTGAGACTGCGACTTGTACCGCTGGTACTGCATGTGCCACCAGTTCCACGCCGAGTCGCACAACTCCTCGTCACCTGCGAGATTGTTCTGTTCTGCCAGCGGGTCGTCTTCGTGCGCCTTCTGTTCCGGCAGGTTCTTCTTGTCTGGAATGGCGATAACGGCATTGCCTGCGACCATTCCGTTCGGGCTTGTGTTTGGCGTGGTTAATTTCTCGCTTCTGTCGCTTGCCATGCTATCGCTTCCTTGTCATCGAGTCCTCAAATGGTTGCGGGAGGTAGATTTGAACTACCGACTCTGGGATATGAACCCAGCGTGCTGCCGCTACACTATCCCGCATTGTCTGTAAAAGGTGCGAGCCGCCCAGCAGGGGTGGTGAGCGGAGCGGTTGGGAGGGTCGCTGGACGGCTCGCTAAATCGTTGTTGAGTGCTATGGCATGTTCTGCAATGGTTTTCACTTTGAACCAATCGTTGATCTGCGGCGCCCTCGCCATGCCGCCTTTTGACTACATGCCGAACAAGTGCATGGAGAGGTATTCTCCATTCCGTCGCTTCGCTCCTTCATTCCGAAACCCTCATGCTTGCGTTAATCATCTTCCCACACGTAAATCGGCAGGCTGCTCTCTATGAACGCCTCGGTGTCAACTATCGGGCTACGTATCACTCGCTCGTCCACGCACGGCCACGGCAACGGCAACAGCAGCAATGTCCCAATCTCAATGTCGTGCGTGTTGACGTACACGCCTCGTGCAATCTGTTCGGCTCGCTGCTCCGTGGACCCACCGGCAATGAACTTCTCAATCTCAGGTTGCCTGTACTTCCTTGCGTGACCAATGCTGCATCGCTCGTCCAGCTTTCGCCCCCAGCCCAGCACTTCCATCGTACACGAGTTGTCGGCGCGTACTCCGTGAATCATCACGCCGCCAATCATCCGCGCCCCATTCAGCGCCATGTGCTCGTGCGGTTGGTCGTCTGCGTCTCCCGTCACGCACCTGCGAACGTACAAACAGTGTCCACCGAATGCCGTTGGAACGAACGACGCGCCTTCTCCGTAATCAACAATCCCTTCGTATTCGTCCATTATCCCTCCTTGCAACTGAACGATAGTTCCTTTATGTGGACTTTTCAAGCACAAATTGCACGCACGCCGCTGATTAGTAGCCGGTGAACGGGGTTCTTGTCCTCAATTTGCTCGCCTCGCGCACGATTTCTTCCTCTTCCTCGTCGCGCCCAAGGAAAGTCGGCTCTGCACCAGCCAGATATTTCATGCTGTCGATGCCGTCATGCACCGCTCTCTGGTCGAATACGTGCCGCTCATCCTCGGCAATCGTCTCAAACTCGTCCATTATCTCCTCGCCAACGCCCACAAAGAAGAATAGCGCCGGTGAACCCTTGAGCGGATTGCCCTCCGAGTCGCGGTTGAACGGATGTACCTTCGATGCGTCAATCCGCAGCATGTCCTTTAGCGCCGGTATCTGGTCTTTGTTATGCCGCGCACAGGCGTCGTCCACGTCTATGCCGTGCTGCTCGAACAACTCGCTTACCGACCGACCTACGCCGCCAGCAATCTTGCCAATGCGCCGGTCCAGCACCGTCTCGTAGAACTCCTCGCGGTCAAACTGTTCTTCCCACAGGTACGCCGTACCGGAATCCTCGTCCTCTTCCTCGTCAATCTTCTCGCGCCGGTTGTGGCTCAGAGCGATTATCTGCTTGGCCGCAGTCGCCACGGTCAGACCCTTCTCAAACATGGTGCGGTACACAATGCCGACGATTCGCCTGCCATCCGCGCCCTTGTTCAACTCAATCCCACAATGTGACGCAATCCTCCACAACGGACCGAATGCCGCCCATACGACCGACGTGTTTCCTTTGTCGGCGTAGTCAATCGAACGGTACTTCGTCATCCACGACGGCGTTTTTCCGTCATCCCAAAACCGCCGAATGATATGGATCGACCTGTCCCACACGTCCGGCGTGAAGCACAGTCCGCCACCAGGCTCCCACCCAGGATAGTACACGGCCAATCCGCGCCATTTCATCTTTTCGTCGCGGTCAATCTTCGGATTGGCGTACAGATCGTATGCCTCGCGCTTCTTGCCCTTGCTTATCAGGGCGTCTGGCGTCGATGGTATGTCCTTGTTGTACTTGCCGATTGTGACCTTGCGACCGCCCTTTTCAATGCGCCCGTCCCAGAACAGCCGCTTCACCACACCAGCCGCCCCTGTATCGTTTGGTCGCTCGTCAATCTTGAACCCGCTCAACGTGAACACGGTAGGAGTGTAGTCGCCCATCGTCCGCATACCGTCAGCAATCGCCGTCAAATTGCGCATCTGTGGCTGCTCGTCGGCGTGCCACAGGTGGTACTCGCTATTCTCCCATGCGTGCTGCGGCTGCGTGTAGCACTTGAAGTGGAACTCGGTCTTGCTATCTTGCAGTATCAACCGTTGCGCACGGTAGCTGCTAAATGACAGGTTCTTCGGTTGGCCAGTCTCGCTCTTGTCGCGCCCCCAATCCGGCGCGTATGGACCAAGCTCGTGGCGCGGAAGGAACTCGCGGTACACCTTCCACACGTTCGCCACATTCTCCCACGAAAACGACGACACCAATATCTGCTTGGGTCCATTCCACTCTGGTATCAGCGAGTAGTCAATGCCGTTATCCGCAAACACCGCCCACTCTGGATCAAGTTGACACCCGTACAAGAACGACTTAATCGCTCCGTCAGTCGTCTTGCCCGTGCGTCTCGCGGCCAGCATCATCAAATACTGGTTCGTCCAATCGTTGTGAAACGCCACGCCATCGTTGCCCCATTCCTTCGGGTACTTGCTCGGAGGCAGCTTCACCAGACCACCAGCGTACGACTTGATTCCCTTGTGCCACGGCACGCCATGAGGCAGGAACATGCTCAACTTGTTGTCGCGCCACTGCTCTATCAGGCCGCGATAGTATTCCCGCACGCCAACCGTCTGCTCGTTCAACCATGCGTCGTCGAATGTCGCCCACTCGCCGTTGACTGGTAGCTTGTAGATCACACGGCGTCTCCATCATCCGTGCGCCCCAAAACCTCGGGCTTAACCGCGTCAACCCCGTCCGGCTTAACGGGCTTGGCGTTAGCCGCTACGTCGTCCTCTGGAGGCTTGTCCAACGGCACTCTAGGCATGATTGGCCGCTGTCCGTCCTTGTACTTCAACATCGACTGGAACAACCCCAAGAACTGCGACACCTGCTGCGGATTCAACGCACCGCCATCGTCAACCATCTTGCGTACCGTGCGCTTGAATAAGAGCATGGCATCCATCAATATCTGGTCGCAGTAGTGGTCCTGTACCGCCCACCGCAGTTTCCCCAGACGCGCAATCGTCTCGGGGTACTGTTTGCACGCCTTTCGCAATTCGCCAATAGCAACGCCGTGCAGCTTCGCGGCAGCCGGTATGCTCTCGCCAAGACCAACGCTCACCAGCGCATCGCCAATGCTGGATCGCACCGACAGCGGGTACACGGGCAACTTGTCCAGTTTCGCCGCAATCGACGGCGTGAGGTCCAGTGCAATCGGCTCGGTCGTCTCGGATTCGGGCGGTTGGTCGTTGGCTTGCTCGTCAGTCATTGCTTGCGTCCTTGTTTGCTGAGTGAATGGCGACAAACTTCATCTTGTGTCCGTTATTGAATACTACAACGTAATCATCTTGAATACTACAACGCAATCAGTCATCGCGCTCCTCATCCTCCTCCTCGTACAGCATACTCTCGTCTTTCCGCCCCTCGTCCTTCGGCAACTTCGGCATCTTCATCACCTCGTCGCGCGGATCGCCTACCTTCCGCAGCTTCCTCTGCTCTACACGCTGCAACACAAATGCACGCAACTCCAGCGAATACCGACGCTGCCCACGCACATCCGTCCACGAATGCCCGTCAAAGCGCCCCTTTACAACCGCACGGTCGCCCTTACTCAACCGATCCGCCCCATCCTCCGCAACCCAATCCCACGCCACCACATTGAAAAACGCGGCATGCGTCTTCTTTAACCGCTTCCGGCCGCGCTTACGCTCCCCGCCAGCAAACGTCGTGCTGAATACGCACAGCGGAAACTTCAACAGAGGCGCCTCTCGTCCGTTCGCCTGCACCCACCGCAGCACAGGCTCGTCGTACACCAGCCCGACGCAATGGAAGTCCTGGAAGTCGCCGCCCATTAAGCGGCGTCCTCGGGTGGCGGACAGCCGGGAGTGCAATCTGGCCACGGGTCTTCGTCGCGATTCAACCGTGCGCCACCATCGCTCGGTGCCGCTTCCCAATCGCCGCACCAGTCGTCGTCAGATATGTACGGCCACCTTTCGCCGCTCACTGGCGCGCGTAGGTGGCACTCGGGCTTGTGCTCTCTCGTTGTCTCAACCTCACGAAACTCACCGAAAATCACCGGAGAGTACTGACGCCGTTTCTCCGTCCACCCAGCCTTGCGCCACCTGCACGTCGAGCACTTGCGGACGGGGGTAGGGGCTTGCTTTGGCGTCTCTTTCGCCTGAACACTGAACATAACGTCCCACCAGTCACCGTTACGATCCATCGTAATCACAGCAGTCATTTCTGCGTCCTTCCACTTTGAACTGGCGTAATTCCAAGCATCAGCCTCGTAGCGGAAACTCGCAGCCACAACCCGCTTCGTCTTCACTTCACTCATCCCTCACCATCCTTCCGCGCCTCTCTTAGACGCTTACTTCGCTCCAACAACCGCCAACCACGTTCCCACTTCTCGCGGTCTACTCGACGCAAACGGTCGCCCTTTCCTCCACTATGCTCACGTACCAATCGACGGTTAGGCATCGTCGGTTTCCTCATGACCACCGCAATCAGAACTCTTCACAACCCTCTGGACTTCGTAATGCGCCAAAAGATCCACTCCATCACGCTTTGGGCGCTTACGCCGAGACTCGCTCCAACTCTCCCATACGACACACTCCAACTCGCAGAACCACCACGACAAGCGACAAAACAACACAACTAACACAACGCCAGTACACCAACGCCAAACACCAATGGCGTCCAAGTCAATATCCCAACACCATATCGCACTGACCAACGACAATGCAAGAGCCACCAGTGTACACACGAGCCAAACAACATATATCAACAATGAACTCATACCGGCCTCCTTCCAACTACTCTCAACATACCATATCAGCAGCTATTCGCAAAACTTTTCTGCAACAATCTCAAACGCAATCAACAACCCCACGCACGAAACGGTTGGTGTGTGAGCGGGATGGGACTCCTATACCATACGCACCGGCACGGGGAAAGCCCTACCCTGGCGGCATGGTGCGTGTTTAATACTATGTTAATCACTACATCCTCTGTAAGTCACTGGTACTGCGTGTGTTGCGTGTGTGCGCGTCCTGTTAAGTCGTGTGCTCAACGTCTATTGCTCGGGCTATCCACTAACGACGTGACGAATCGTGCTCCCCCGTGACGTTTTGCGCTGGTACGTTGGGCTTGTGAAACCAGACCTCACCAACTCTCTGCCCGTATGCTGTGCGCCTGCCTGGTAACGCGCGGGCTGCGTTCTGGCAGCGTGGCGTTGCGTTGTGGCAGCGTGGCGTGGTGCGTTGGCTGCGGTGCGTGGCTTGCGTTGGTCGTGTGACGTCTTGTGCTGCGAGTGTGTCATGCCGTGTGCTGTGCTGTGCTGTGCGTGGTTGCGTGTCGTTGCCTGGATAGTGTGCATTGGTTGTGTGCATGCCCAGTGTAATCCTGCTGTGTTATGGCAAGCCCGTTGGGTGCCTTCGGCGGCTTTAACGCTCCTAAGGTCGCTATCCGCCTCAGCTTGCCACGCATATTCAGGTCTTGTTGTTGGTCTGTCAAGCGTATTTTTTCGCGTGTTGGGGTTAAGGCGTTGGGTTTGTGCGGGTTATGAGGTGAGTTTACACCCTGTTATCAGTGGTGCGTGTGGTGGTGCGTTTTCCGGCGTGTCGGATTGGCCAATGATGACGGGGTTTTTCTTCTCATTGTCGCAAAAGTGGCGTTCTCATTCTTGCTTTTGTTTGTCGATTGTGCGAGAGGTTTTGTGTAATGACGTGTTGAGGCGACACTTTCGGAGGGGTTTTGCGCTTGTTTTTGCGATTATTGGGTTTTGTGGTGGTTTGGCACGGGAGGTGCATTGTGTTGCGGCATGAGCGCAACGAACAACAAGGAGGACGGACGATGACGACAGTACGCAAGACCAAGGCAGGCTGGGTGCACGAGATCACCAACACGGCGCACGGGATGCTGGAGCAAGGCGGCGTCAGCGGGCGCGAAGAGCTGTACAAGCGCGAGACGCTCGCCAAGCACGGGATCGACTACGATGCCGACCCGGAAGGTTACGACGTGTGCGAGCACGCGACCAACATCGAGTGGCTTGACCACCAGGTCGGCTGCGACAAGGTGCTCAAGGCGGGGCACGTCATCCAGTGAAAGGAACAACCAACAACAGGAGGCCACGATGCACAAGCGACTATACTACCACAAGACGGATGGCGGCGCGGAATATCTGACTGCCCCTGGAGCGCCTCGTTGGGCGTTCCGCAAAACTAGGAGAAAGACGATGGAAGGTTATGCGTTCGAGGTATATGGAGTGTTTGGGCATGTATACAACCGCGTCCCGATTCCGCGTGACGAAACGCATCATGCTGCATTGCAGAACGCACGTGAATCGTTGCTCGCCATCGAAAGGTTGGGCAAAAGGGCTTGGATACGTCTGGTAAATGCGCCCAACGACAACATCAGCGGGCGGCTTTAGCCGTCGGCCAGCGGGGAAAGGAACGACATGAAAAGGACAAGAGGAGCAGGACAGCCGCCGAGACAAAGACCGTGGGGACACAAGCGGCTTGGCAAGCTGGCGTTGGAATCTGACGGCAGCATTGTCATGGGCAATCAGGTTGTGGGCAAGATCGCGCCGGACTATTTCGCGCCAGATGAAGCGGACGACGTATGCCGCGAGATCGTGAGGCGGTGGAACACGTTTGAAGATACCGCCAGCAACAGCAACACGAGCGAATAACCCAAACAGCCCGAGCGGGCGAAGGAGCGAGAGAGATGAGAATAGTGATGGAAGAAGCAGGAACGGATTACAGGACGGCAAGTGAGCGACCCATACGGACGCCTGCAGACGTTCGTGGCGCATGCGTCGGAATGGCCGGAGGATCGCAAGAGTCTTTCGGCGTCCTCTGCCTGAACACCAAAAACGGCATGATAGCCTCCGAGGTTGTCACAACCGGGATTGTAGACGCTTCATTGATTCACCCTCGCGAAGTATTCCGCGTGGCGATAGCGCGCAATTCTACGGCCATTGTATTGGTTCATAACCACCCAAGCGGAAGCGCCGTGCCATCCTCCGAAGACATACGCATAACCAAGCAACTTGTCGAAGCTGGCAAGATAATCGACATCAAGGTGTTGGACCATGTTGTTATCACTGCTGGTGATGAGTTTTGCAGCATGCGGGAGGACGGACTGGTCGACTTCTCGTGAGCGTGCGCGGACCCTCGCAAGAGGGTCCAGCCCGATGCAACGGGGTCCGATGGTCGGACGGCGAACGAAAGGAGCGGAGGAGGGATTGAGAAATGACAATGAGAGAGTTCATAAGAGAGAACAGGGACGAACTGACGGAGTGCATTATGGGAGCGGTTCCAAATATCGGAAGCCTTAACGATGACGACCGGCGCGACTGGGTTCTTAATGACGAAGGCCTCTATAACTGGGCGCGTTCGTGCGGGGTGAGGATTTAGCCATGACGACGGCAGTATATTACGGGCTTCTGTGCATCGTGGCGGGCAACCTGACGGCGGGTCTGCTGTTCTGGGTTGCCACGATTGCGGAGGCGGTGCGGACGGCGAACGAAAGGAGCGGAAACCAGTGACAACGACAATACAGAAAGGCACGGGCACGCTTACCCGCCTGGCTACCGGCGAGTGGCAGTCGCGCGTGTATGTGGACGGCGGGCTGCGGCTTGTGGCGAGCAGCGGTAGCATCATGTTTGCGGTATGCCGTGCGCTTGACATGGCGGGCAAGTGTGGCATAGAAGTTGACGGTGACGAGTGGCCGAGCGAGTAGAAAACCAATGACAACCACACGCAAAGGCAGCGGCAGGCTACACAAGCGGACGGACGGGCGGTATGCTGTAGAGTATCGCTTCTCCGTCCCGCTTGACACCGACGACCCAGAGCGCGCCGAATCCATGCGCGCCGACCTGTGGCACCAGCTAGAGGCGATTAAATGCACCTTAAAGCCGCCGGACGCCGCACCCGCACTCATACCCGTCGCAAGTGCTTGGATCGCCTTTAAGGACGGTTTAAAGCGTTCTAACACGTCGGAAAACACTATCAGATCGTACGGCAGCGCGTGGGCGGCATTTGCGGAGTGGTGCCAGCGGGCGGGAATCACGAATTGCAACGAAATAGGCGAGGCAGACGCGGATGCGTGGCTAGATAGCCTAGACAAGTCTGCCAGCTATCACAATTTGGCCGTAACTGCGTGCCGCCAGGTGTTGAGGGCGGCATTACGCACGGGCAGCGGGAATCGCACGGTAAAGACACCATTTGACGGGTGCGCGACACTCAGCACGAAGGCAGCGCGAGGACACCGGCCATTCACGGACGAGGAATTGGCGCGGATTCTGGGAGCGGCGGACGGCGAACTGTTGACGTGCTGCATGGTCTTGGCATACACGGGGCAGCGGGTAGGCGATTCGCTGACATGGCCCAGCAAGCAAATCGACCTAGACCGGCGCAGAATGTGGCGCATACAGGCGAAAACGGGGAGGCGCGTGGAGTTGGGTATGCACCGTGCGCTGTGGGATCGGCTTGTTTCGTGCGGAATGGGTCGAGAATACGCGATTCCAGGTCTGGCGAGTGATTACATGGCGCGCAATGGCAATGTGTATCGGTCGTTTTCGCGGTTGTTTCGTACGCTACACATAAGCAGCACGACGGATGGCATGGTGGGGTCGCACAGCTTCCGGTACACGTTTGTCACGAAAATGCGCGAGTCTGGCGTGCCGGATAGCGTTGTGGCTGGGATCGTCGGGCATGGCAGCAAGGCAATCATGGACCATTACACGCGGATAGGGGTAGAGGCGACAGAACGGGCAATCTCAGCATTGCCGGAATGGACGAAAGGAGCGGCAGAATGAAGGCACCAACAACGAGCGAACTGGCAGAGGCATTGCGGGATGTGGTGCGAGTGTGCGACGATTCAGACGCGCTGGTATTCGACGACGACCTGGAACTGGTCGAAATGGCGCGGGCGGTGCTGGCAAATTACGACCGTTCCGTGGAGTAGGTTTGGGGAGCGGCAGTACGGCAAGCGAAAGGCCCAGCCATTGCGGTTGGGCCTTTCTGTGTGTCAAAAAGCGCACTGGAGCGGGATTTGAACCCGCATCTCCCCGCTACAATGCGGGGGCGTTGCACAAGGCACCGTTGGTCGACTCGGTTTCGCTGTACTTGCTTGCCCTTTGTGGTATTCATTCCCACTTACGCCATCCAGTGCAAATTGTCCACTTCTTGCCTCCGCCAACTCCCGCATCAATGGACGCAAGCGCCGCCGTGCTTGGGGTTGGAAACACTCACTGTCCGAGCTGGTCAAACAGGGTCTTGACGTTATGCTCGCCCAACTCCCGCTGTAGCCATCCGATCAGCATGGCGAGCGTAACGCGGGTCTTCGCGCATTCGTCGCACAGTGCGGCCAACTCGTTCCGCACGTCCTCGGATTCCATCTGCATCACTCGGTTTCTGATCTCTCCAATGTCCATTTTGTCCTCCAGTTTCCAACCAAGCACTCGTGCGGACGAGCCGCACAGTTCAAGTGTTGGCAGTATGAAAGTCCATCTCCTGCGAGCATCGCCGCGCTGCCAGTTCGCAGTAACGCTCCTCAATCTCTATGCCCACGGCTCGTACACCGCACGTCTTGGCCGCAACCACCGCCGCGCCAGACCCGCAGAACGGGTCAAGAACCAACGTCGGAGCGTGCTTGCCGATCAACTGCCGCAAGAGTTCGTGCGGCTTCTCTGCTGGGTGTTCCCTGTCGCCAACCTTCACAGCCCGGCACCGCAACACATCGCCGTCCCCGGTAGGGATTCGCGGCGCGTTCGGCTTACTCGCCCACGCTATCAACTCGAACTGTCTGCGCCATGTGTACCCGTTGAACGATGTCATCTTGTCCCATACCAGCATCCTGGTCGAATGGCAGAGCGGATAGAGAGACGCCCAAACATGCGGATATGATTGCGGGTCACAAAAGACGTAGTAGGTTCCGGTGTCAGATACGAGACGGTCAACGTAGTGCGCAAACACAAGCTCGAATGCCATACCCATTATGGAAGTGTCGCCGAGCATCTTGCGGTGATAGCCTTCGCCACGCTTCCCAGTGTAGGAGTTTGCTGGGACGAAGTAGGGAGGGTCAGACAGAACCATGTCAACATTCCCTGTCATAGCCGGAAGAATCTCCCTGCAATCCCCGTTGTATATCGTTACCGCGTCATCTTGATAGTATGGTTTCATTCCGTGCCCTCCGAAGAACTGCCAACAATCGGGTCGAGGGTACGCGGAATACCGCGACCCTCACCCGGAGCGTTGGGTGACGGAAGTTCCCTGTCCGCAGGCGCGTTTGGGTCCCATCCGAGTTCGCGGCATATCATCGTTGCCGACGTGCTGCCCACGGAGCACACTGCCCCAACGAATGACCACAGCGGGATATGCCGCTTGCGGTGCCGTGCTGCCAAGTGGTGTGCGCCTCGTATCATCCATGCTCTATCAACTTCATCCAGTCTCATGTTGTCCTCCAATCTCGCACCCAACAAAAGGGTGCAGTTTATCGTCGTTCCGCCGAAAACTGACCCTCGGCGTTGGCATATACGCAGTACGCCGTGATGTGTCGCGGCTTGTCGGTGTACCCGTGCAGAATAATCACATGCGCGGCGATCTGTTCGACCTTGCAATCCTTGGCAACGAATCGGACAGATTCGCCTTGCCCGTCCATCACAAGGAATGCACCGTCTTTGCCGAGGCAGATAGTGGACGCCGGGAACTTGTCCTGCTTCTTGATCCCAAGATATTCGATCGTTACGCTGTATAGCCTATCCATTGCTGTTGCCTCCAGAATTGCCAACAAGCCCCGTGGAGCGTACCCCTTCGGGTCCGCTCACGGGCACGTTGGGCTTCAAATCTCCACCCGTAACTTGCGGCGATAGTTGATGCTCGACAGTATGCCGCGTGCGCATACGTTAAGGTTCTTGCTGACGCCCGCCTCGATAGCCGTGGCGTTGATGTCGCGCAGTAATCGCTTGTGCCCACCTCGCTTGATGATGCTGGTTTCATATTTTTCAACATCAACGCCCCGTGTGATAAGCAGGTATGCGCCCTTGAATACTTCGGAGCACATTTCCCCGTCACCGACGCGCATGGAAAACAACAGCGCGCGCTTGACCGCATCCGTGTTTGCCTTCCAGAACTGAACGACGTACGACGGAAAGCCGATCTCATTCTTGCCCTTATCCCCCGCAATCCGCAAACCGTTCGCCACAACCCAATTCTGAACGGCGCATTCAACAGTGTCTCCGGCCTTCACGGCAACGCGGAACTTGTGTATTGCGTCAACCGGGATTCTTCCGAGGTTGCAGAGTTGGAAAACTCTGGCCTCATGTTCTGTTCCTTCTGACTGGAACACCATGCAGTCAACGGCATCAATGTCGCCCCGCAATGCTTCTGCCAGCGTGCGCTGCAATCCGTCAACCACCCAAAACGATCCGTCGGAACGCTGGCCGACGACAACAGCACCGGCGGCGGCATGGTCCCAGTGTTTTGCCTTTTGGATTGTTGATCCGCGCTTCGCCTCCCCCCTCTGGTAATCATCGACGTTGAGGTCTGCGATCTTGATTCGCATGTGCTTGGATCGCGCCTTCAGCGCATCCCACTCGTAACGCTCTACCTTTGTGCGCCCGTCGTGCGCAATTCCACTCGCCAGTTCTGTAACCTTCATCTTGTCCTACCTTTCTGCCGGATTGTCCGGCGTTGTTTCCGATCCAGAAAAGCCCAACAAAGGGCTGGTGCCTACGTCGCTACCGCGCCGAGGCACACCCCCGGCGTTGGCGCAACTCTGGCACCGCTGACCCACCTCGGTCATTACAAGGTGCTCCCAGCAGAAGTACCCTTCGCAATCGTCCCGTGAAGTGCCACGCCAATACTCCGCTGTCCTTCGATTTGCTCATCTCCCGCCCTCCTGTTCTATCGCCGTTATACTCTTTATCGCGCCGGATGCAAGGTCAAAGTGCGTGTGGTTCGCGTCGTCGTGCTTCGGCGGATTGCAGCGCGACTCCCACACGCGCACACGAACGTCGCCAGCATTGACAGGCTCGACCATACGACCCCACGCCACGCACTCAATCGTGCCGTCCATCTCCTGCGCGTGGTCGCGGAACTCGACGCGCACCACGTCGCCTGGTTTTGGTTTGCGCTTGCTCATTCTCCGCCCTCCGCTCGTTCGCCGCCGCTACAGCCCGTCCGCGTCCGCGCCGTAGTCGGGCACTTGCTCTCGTATGAAAAGTTGCGAGCCGCGATACATGCACTTGATTGGACTTCCCCCGCGCCCCTTCGTGTCCTTGAGTACTCTCACGTACAACTCTTCCGGTGATTCCTTCCACATTCCCAAGACAAGCTGGCTGCTATTCTCGATGCTGCCGCTGTCTTTGGCGTCGTGTAAGTGTACCTTGTTGTCGCCGCCTTCCTTCCTGTGTACCTGTGACGCAACCAATAGCACCACGTTGGCACTCTTGGCAAGGTCTTTCAACCCTTCCGCTACATTGCTCAACCGTTCGTACCTGCTACCGCTGGACTTCACAAGCCCGATGTAGTCAATCATCACGACGGCAGGACGTTCGCCCATCTTCAACTCAGCGCGCTCGATGTAGTGCGATATGTCCTCAACGCTCATCTTGCTTTTCGGACAGATATAGACGTGCTCCCAGCCGCTAGTGTCAATTTTCTCGCCGCGCTCTACAGCCTTTTCGACGTCCCAAGCATCACGCCGCAATGTCATGGCGCTGAATCGCTCGCCCATCTGCGCACCAGGTAACTCAATCTCGAAGAACAGAGTAGGCAGATCCGGCGTACACACGGCTATGTTCTGCAACGCTGCTGACTTTCCCACGCCTGTATCTGCAAGAATCGTCACGAGGTCGCCAGGAACCAGCGGACGCGACTCAATCGACGGCAACCAGTTGCGCAGATTGAGGCCGCGAGTACGCATGAGCTTCACTTGCGACTGGTACTGTTCCATGATTTCGGACGCGCTGTATATTGCCAACGATACGCCACGGTCAACTCTCGCAGCCGCGTTGTACGCCTCAAGCATCAGCGGTGCTCTGCGCGCCTCTGGTATGTCGGCTATGTCGTTGTATGGCTCGGGCGCACTTAGTGCCCTGACGGACGCCACGCGGCCCTCTAGCGACTTCAATACGGCATCGCGCCACTTCTGCCCTGGTTTGTCGTTGTCTGGACACACGACAACATGCTTGCCTTCCAACGATTCGGCGTACCCGTCCAGCCACCCGCCGGAACCTCCGCAGTTCGTCGTTGCAACCCACCCCGCGTCCTCTGCCGCGTGTACGCACTTCTCGCCCTCGACCAGCCATACCTCGTCTGACGCCAGCACTTCCGGCAAGCGGTACAGCACCCTAGTCACGCCGTCAAGCGAGTTGACGCGCTTGCCGCTGGAGTTCTCGCGCCACTGTCCGAACTTCTTGCGGTTCCAGTTGGAGTCCTTGCGGTCAACGTGGTATAGCGCCCGACCGTATGCGTCCTGATAGTGGTACGTGTCGGTCAGTCGGTACGTTTCCGCCTCCGGTTCCGTGCCGCCAAGCTCCGTCATGGCGTCCTTGACCGATAGCCCCTTCTCATGCATGAGCCAGTCAATCACGGTGCCGCCCTTGCCGCAAGCAAAGCACTTCCAGCGTCCCTTGTCCTCTTGGATTGACATGCTGGGGTTCTTGTCGGCATGGAACGGACACAACGCCATGAGTGACGAGCCGGTGCGCTTGAGTTTGACGCCGCGCGCTTCAACGAACGGCAGGATTGGGTTGGCCTGTAGAATCTCGTCGCGGGTCATAGCCTGTCCTCGTGGTTCATCGACCTTGCTGGCGTCCATGCGCTAGCGCGGTCAAGTTCTCCTGTCCAGTTGTTGAGAAGAGTGCCCACGTCCTTGCGCCGGTACTCCTTGTTGCCGTCTGCTGGCATGTAGTACGACTCCAACAGGTCAAGCTCTGACGGGTCGATTGGCGATAGCTGGTCAAGTGCCTCGGCTTCATATCTTGACCATAGCGTATCAGGATTGCGACCAAACCAGCGACCTATCCGCCGCATGGTGTCGCTATTGACCTCGACCTTCATACGCTTCTTCTCTGCTACCGTGAGGCGCTTCTTGCGTTTCTTCTGCTGGCCCCCCTTGGGGGGTATGGGGGGAGAAGTGTAGCCAGAAGAAGAAGGTGCAGTAGAAGACTGAAGTGTTGGCTTCTCGTTGCCTTCTCGTTGAGCGTCCGTTGAACGACCGTTGCCGTCGTTAAGGTGTTTGCGCTTAAGCAGTTGCAACTCCTTCCTCTTCTTCTCGCGCGCTTTTGCACTTGCGTTACCTGCTTTTATGGCTGCTTGCCTTCGTTGCTTTTGGCCCGCAAGTTCTTCAAGTTGACGCTCGTTGTAGACGTATTCTCCGTCCACGTTGAACATGCTTCTAACGGCTTTCCAACGGTCGTTGAAGTCCCGTTGACTGCGAGCCAATTCAGAAACGCAAGCCAGCTTTTGAAGCATGGCGTCGTTGTTGGGCAGCATGCACTGAGGGGAGCCGTCCCACGCCTCGTTTAGCAGTTGGATATACCACCCGCGCTGATAGTCTTCCATCAGCCTAACGCTGCGGTGCTTTATCCAGTCTCCGGCGTACATCTGGTATGCTGGTGCGTTATTCATTGCCGTCCTCGCGAACGTGACGCAGAATGCCGTAGAAGTAGCGCATCATGTCGTACTCGTTTGGGGGATACCCCTGACCAACCTTGTGTCCGGCTTGGTCCAACCATGCAAGCACTCGCTCTGCATCGAACTCTATCACCGCACGACATACTCCGGTTATGGAGGCTTTGCTGCACGACTTGTCTCCAGTTATTGAGCAAATCTGGTTGCATGCCATGTCGCGCAGCTTGTCCCTTGCTTTGGCTGCCTTTGCAAAGTCCTTTGCTGCATCAACGGCCTCTAGTGCTTCCTGTGCTCGCCTTGCCTCGTCCCTGTCGTTTCCTCGCTTTCCTAGCGACCTGGCAGACTTTCCCATGTTGCATTCGGCGCATGACGTTCTCAGGTTTTCGGGGTCATCTGTCCCGTCCTTTGAAACGGGAACAATGTGGTCAACGTGCAGCTTGACCTCTGGCGGTTGCTTGCCGCAATACTGACAAGTGAAGTTGTCGCGGTCGAATATCTCGAACCGCAGCCGTTTGCTGATTGCTTTTCGACTACCCATGTTGGGCCTTCCTTTCGTCCGCCCGCGCCCCTCCAAACGCAGACGATATAAAGCGGCCCCAGTGCAACCCATAGAATGAAGTCAGACGACAAGCAGTCGATCGGACGTGGGCGCACTGGGGCCAGATTTTAGTTGCGTTTGAATACTGCATTGTCATGGTCCAACTTCATTCTGCACCTACCCTACCACCATCCCGCTGGCAAGTCAAGCGTCTATCCCGTCCGCCTCCACTGCGCGCTGCCCCTCAAACTCACCAGCGTCCACTCAGAGAAGCACCGGCCACACTCGACCGTCGTGCCGAGTGCAATGAACGGCTCGTGCGTCACGTTCTCTTCGTAGTGCTGGTCGATTGCCTTGCCGCAGCACGTCCGGTCAATCTCGTCTCTGTCGATTGCTTCAAAGTCCACGAGGGGCGCGTCTGTAGCCTGTGCCGCCGCGCCTGCCGTGAATGCCTGTAGCATGTCATGCCGCCTGCCCTTGTCCTGCTGTCCGTCAGCCTCGTAGAAGGCGTCGAAGTGCTGGTGTAGTGCGTTGGTATTCATACCACCCTCCGTCCGCCCGTTGCGCCGTTATACCGCGCAACGGGCGGGTTGCTGCCGGTTGTGTCAGAGCGGCAGATTATCGTCGTCTGTTACTGGACCACCGCCCACGTCGCCGCCCTGCCCGTGCGGGTCCGGCTGCTGCGGTGCCGGTTGCTGTGCCTGATGTCCGACGCTGTTCGGCTCCCAAGTGTCTACCTCGCCGTACCACTTGCCGCTCTTGCCGGACTTGAACTCCAGGTTGACCCATCCGCTCTTGCTGGCCTCCCTCAGTGCGTCGAGTTGCGCGAAGTCACGCGGCCCTAACCCGACCTTGATGATGGGTCCGAACTTGGTGTCCCTCTGCTCAACCTTTCCGATGAACTGTTTGTCTTCGCTCATGTTCCCTCCTGCTGTGTTGTTGCGTTGTTGTCGCCTATATGGACGCGTGCGCGCCCGTGAACTCGTGAGCTATTTGTTCGATGTACGAATCCACTCCACAACCGTTTCAAGCCAGTTGCGGGAGCAGTGATGCGTTGCCGTGAACTCGACCAGCAACGCGGTGAACTCGGCCTTACTCATGCCTTGTACCTCCATGCGTGTCCGGCGAGATGCACGTCCAGCAGCAACGTCCACCGTGGCGCACGTTCGTTCTGGCCGTACTCGCCCACAAACGGGATCGGTGCTGCCAGCCATCGAACCAGGCGCTTCACGCTATCCCCCGTTCGCCGCCGCTCACGCGGGAAGCGTGAGCTTGATCGTTCTGCCTCTTCCACCATACATGGAACCCGGCGTGTTTGCCCTCTACGACCCAGGGCAGCATCCCCATTTCGAGCCAGCCGTCGTTCAGGCGTTGCGCGATCTTGTCCTTCTTGGTGTAGTCGTCACGCTCGAACATGTCGTAATCGACCTCCCAGGCAGAACAAGGCGGTGGACGGTACGATGAAAAGGGCGACTTTGCCCCGCACCGCCAACACATTGTCTGTCCGTCATTGATTGAGTTGCACTCGTTGCACATCCATCTTTTCATCGACCGTCACCTTTCACGTTGGACCGACGATGCAAAACGCCTCCGCCAGTCTCGTAGCACATCGGGCACAGCCCGTTCAGCAGGCAGCCGCTTGTCTGCCCGCACTGGTCGCACCGTTCGTCCTCGTCGGGTTCG